CGGGCAGCGGGTCGCCGATAGCCGGGCAGCGGGTCGCCGATAGCCGGGCAGCGGGTCGCCGATAGCCGGGCAGCGGGTCGCCGATAGCCGGGCAGCGGGTCGCCGATAGCCGGGCAGCGGGTCGCCGATAGCCGGGCAGCGGGTCGCCGGGCAGCGGGTCGCCGATAGCCGGGCAGCGGGTCGCCGATAAAAAAAATGCCCCCTGCCAATTAAGACAGGAGGCGTTTTTTTTCCGATTAAATGGACATTAAAAGCAGATAAGCGACTAGGACGAACGCAATCGCGATTGATTCCATGATCACGTCCAGGGCGTTTTCAGGTTCCTTTTTCATGCGCTCAAAACGACAAAGTTGGTTGTATCCTTTTTCCCTTGGCCTTTCGCTTTCAATCCGACAACAACGCCCTTGCCATCCAAAAAGCGGACGTCCGTATCGTCTCCATTGACGACCGGACGCCCCAGATACGTCTCCGGGAGTTTATCAAATACCACCGCAACGTTGCCCCCCATGGAAGCGATTACTTCGACGGCGGCCTGATTATTTTCCTTGCGGGAAAACGTCAAATGGTAATTTGCCGGAAGTTTCCCCTGTAGATAAGCGATCATGCGGGGGGTATTTGGCGTATAATCGTAGAACTGGACGTCTGGCCACTTGGCAAGGTTAAGTAATTTGTGCCAGCCTACATCTGAAAGGACGTTAAGACGGACGGCGCAGAGCATGCCCGCCCGTTTAGCTGTCTTTTCCGCAGCGTCAATTTCGCCTTCAAGCTGCGCAATAAACGCCTTTTGATTTTTGACAAAAAACATCGTGCGGTCCATTCTCGCCTTCCGGACGTTTTTAAAAACGCCCCGCCCGGCAGTTTCCAAGCACGCCCGAATGCAGCCTTCACTTGCAAAGGGGCACAAGTTGATAATTCCGTTTAAGATATTCGGGACAAGTGAAAGCCCGAATGTCATAATGCCGATTTTCTCGCCTTTCAGCGTTTTAGTGTTGTTCTTCGAGAGCAGTTTCATGATGTATTTTTTTTAGTTGGGAGTTTAGGGGGGGGGGGAATTAATTAGGCGACGATTCCGGTTTCTTTCCAGCTTGCGAAAGTGACTGGAATTTCATCCGCCGTTATCGGGCGGGTGATCACTTCCCACGACACGCCGTGGTCCCACTCATTTAAAACGTTGACGACGTGAGGGGCGCGGGACGATTCCACCGCGAAAGCGGTGGACCAGTCACGTGACTGACCAACAAGACAGAATAGTGGTGTTTTCATTTTTTTTTATTTTTGGTTGGAGTTGAGCGGTATAATGAGCGCGGAATGGGCAATTGTCAAATTACTTTTTTACTACGCTGGAAACTATTTTCTGACGTAATAAAAGCGGGAGGAAAGGCGGGCAATCGGGCGGGATATTACGAGCGGCAAACCCGGCACCATTGCCAGGCTGAAAAGGATATCGGAAAGACGGCGGAGGGGGTGACGTTTGAATTCCATTTTTTTTAAGGTATAGGTTGAGCGGCATGATAAGCTTGCAACGTGCATTAGTCAAATTACTTTTTTACTACGCTGGAAACTATTTTCCGGAATTTTCCTTTTGACGGTGTCCACTATACCGGATTCCTTCCGGTATGACAGATGAAATTCCCCCCGTTAAACGACAGCGCAACCGCCGTTGCAATCCGCTGTCAATTCGTAATAAATGCAAAGCAATTGCAAATGCAATTGGTTGTCATTATATCACGGCTGAAAAATGGCATTATGAGGGGAAAATGAAACACCGTATTCTCGTTTATTTGTTGGAGCAAAGCGGCATTGAACGGGGGGAAAAATGAGCGTTGCAATTCACAACTTTTCAAGACTTCGCGCGCTGGCACTAGGTCCGGGGATAATCGATTTCTGCAACAGAACCGCTCCGGACCTTATGAGACGATACGACAAGGCGGCATCGCAATTCGACACGCTGCAAAGTGAACTAGAAAAGGAGCTGAATGACTTACGAGACGAGTTGCACGAAGGAACGCGGAGTGAAGCGTTGGCAGCTGCGCTTGTGATGAGCGAAAGACTAATGACGTTATTAGAAAAGCAAATCAGCGCACAACACAAATTAACCGGAGGAGGAGCGGCAGCTGTGTGGGTTGGAATGGCGAGGCTTCCCTCCGAAAATGGACAGGCTGAAGATACGCTAGAACGGGACGTTACGCCTAGAAGGAGACTAGGGAGCGGCGCGCAAGTAATCGACGCATAATATGTTATACCATAATTACCATAATGCATTTTACATGACGGTCATTGTCAGAAGTTAATGGTGTGCCGTTTCCCCCATGGGAAAGCCTGACGCATGGCAAGCTGGACATGGCAAGCTGGACATGGCAAGGCCCCGCCCGGCAACGCATAGGCGAGGGGTAAGTAAAGAGGGGCGGGGGGACCTGCATTAGGGTCCCCTATAGCGTAGCGGTGAAAGACAGCTGGGCTTGAGTTTAGACTGGCCCCCATGATTTATATCCTGATGACCACGCACCCAGATTAATTTTCCAACCCCCAATTTCATCTTCCTAACATATCACCTTACTAACATATGCACTGAAACGCCCTCCCCCGTGGTAGTTTTTTACCCGTAATTCCAGACATCCTAACATATGCATCCAGACACGAAAAAACCGCCACCGGGTAGTCCGGAAGCGGCTTTTCAGATCGTCCTAACAGATGAATACCAGCAGACCGGTGACTTCGTCCTCGTTGTAAAGACCCCACGGGTTGCCATTCTCTCCGTGGCGCTCGCGCTGCTCCCGCCCGTCTGCGGAGTGGTGGACGCGCAGGCCGTTGTCCCCGATGAACGCGTTGCAGCACTGGCAATCTGCGGTGTGCCTGACCGAGTCGCCAAGTGGAATTACGTGGATGATTCTCATGGATTTGAATCTCCTTCCAGTTCTGCCAATCTCAAACAACGCTCCTGTGAGAGGCTGAATTTAAACTCGCACGCGCAGACTGGGGCTTCCTCCCGGGCTTTCTGGAGGGCGAGCCACTCCTTGGTGCGGCGGATAAAACCGATCCCGTCCTCGTTGACGACAGGTGGGCGGTCGTAGAACGAGTTCGGGATGCTGTCATCCCACCCGTCGTAGGGGTCCAAGCCCCAGTGGGGGTCGTCAAATAATTCATACATAAAAGTTGCGGTTTGGTTAATTTAGATGATTCCTGAAATTCATGGACCACTTCACATTCTCCTGCGAGAGATGCCATCGTGACTTCGAGCCGGACCCCTCCATGGTCCTGCCGGTCACATGGACGAAGCTGGAACTTGACGAGGCCGACGACGACATGGAGGACTACCTCACGCCGGAAGAACTGGCGGAGGCGTCGGTGGAGGACTTGGCGGGACTGGGGTTGACGATGGCCGACCGGGACGCGCTACTCGCGGGAGTAGAGGTCCAAGTCGGTGCGCGGATCGTTTGTAGGAGTTGCCAGTCTGAAATGTGACGCTACCCGTCGTTCACGTCCCAGTAGGTCATGAGCAGGATGCAGGCGACGATGGTGCCGACCATCATGGAGAGGAGGCAGGTGGCGATGTCGGTCGTAGTCATGGTTTTGGCTGGTCGGTTTTGCATTTGGCCAAGAAACGATGCAGGAAATTAAAGGAGTTTTCAGCACGAGTCCCCCATTCGTCTTCTTTTCCGTTAGCCCAATTCACGCAGTCGTTTATTGCGGCGACGGCTTCGTCCCGCTCGCGCCTCAGAACGCACATGGGCCTGACGCAGGCATTGTGGCAGCTATGAATGCCGCGTGACCACTGGTTTTGATTGGCCGCGTTAAGCTCGCGCTCAAGCTGGCGGCAGAGGCTGAAAGCCCACTCGTCGTGCAAGCCTTCGGACCTTGCCTCACGTTCGTCTGTTCTTGGGGTGTCGCTCATGGTTTAGGGCAGTGTCTGGTTTCGTCTTTGGGCCGGATGTAGAGGTCTTTCCGAGGCACGATGATCGCTACAGGGTCGCCGTCTGGGCGGAATGCCGCGCCGAACGAGTCTGACCAGTGGATGCCGGTCATCCCGTATCTGATCCACGGGTAGGATTTTCCGACGTAGATGGCGCGTTTCATGGATTGCTACCCTCCAGTGTTTCCCGGCAGATGTTGGCCACTACCAGTTCGATGGTGGTGTCGTCGATCAAGCGCAGAGCGTCCTCAAGGGTTTTGACCCGGTCGCTCAGGTCAGCGGGGACGGGCAGCGCGGAGTACAGGGACTTGGCGGCGTCCTGCATGACGTGCATCGCCTCGGCAACGCCGGTGCGACCGGGATCGTCCTCGGGCATGTTGCTCAGTTGCGAGCTAAGTTCGGCGATGGTGAACTGGAGGGCGCAACCGGCAGCAGCAACGGCTTCGCGGGGGATAGACAGGTCGGTGTTCATGGTTGGAGGGCTTCTACTTGTTCTCGGGTGAGTCCGGTGAGTTCCAGCACTTCCCCCCACTTGGCTCCCGATTTACGCATGGCAAGGGCGAGTCGGAGATCCGACAGAAGTGCGGCAAGGACGGCGAGTTCTGCGGTGGTGGGTTTGGAGGGGTAGAGGTTCTCGCGGGGTTTGCGTGGGGCCGCTGATGCGGTCCGGGTGACTGGGTTCAGACGGACGACGGCCTTGCGGCTGATGGTGTCGCCAGCGCTGCATCCGCAGGAGTTGGACCTGCCAGACCGGAGGTTGGCCCCTTTACACAGCTTGACCGTGCCGCAGACGCACTTGACCTCCCAGTAGTTGTTGCCTTTGACGGAGACTGGGGTGGCGCAGGTCGTGGTGTAAAACCCGAACTGGGTTCCCTTGGGGATCATGACGGGGGCGCAACTCATGGTGTAATGGGTTCTTTAACGCGGATGTCGGGGAAGAGCCGTGCGCGGTCGGCATAGAATGCCGGGTGCTGGGTGGGTGCTTCCCAGCAGCGCTGCTCGCGGTCGTAGACCTCGAACGGCAGGTTCTGCTCGGCGATGTCTGCCAGCCTGCGGAGGCGGTCGGTGGGTGACCAGCAGGAGTTCCTTGCTGCAACGTCGTCGAGGGTGACGGTGCGGGCGCTCATCCATGCGTCGAAGGTCTCCGGGACGACCGGAGGCGGGACTACCACAGGCTTGGTGGCGAGTTCACCGGCACAGGCGAGGTATCCAGCCCCGTCAACGTAGGAGTCGGCGTGAGAGGGGTTGTGCTGAAGGCGGGCGATTTTCATGAGGGCCAGCAGGGTGCCGACCTGCGGACCATCGAGTGGGACTCCGAGGTAGGTGGACCAGTAGGAGGCGATGACGGAGAAGGAGTCCTCGGGAGGACCATAGGTGTTGTTGCGGTCCTGCGTGACGCAGGCGGATGCAGCGGATAGGATGTCAGAACGGGTCATGAGAAAGTCACTATGAACAGGGTTGTCGAGGTGTCAAGTTGGTTTTGGTGGTTTTTTAAAGAAAGTTAAAATCCAAATGGGCGACTTAAAACGGTTTTGGATATGTTAAGATGGATTTTAGTGGGACTTAAAATTGGCTCGGCGGACGGTTTTACGGCAGGTGAGGCACAAAATGGACTTAAATTTAACTTTTGGACTTAAAATCAAATTATGGTAATTAAAATCTATGAGAAATCGCGTCGCCAAACATACGAAATATGTTTCTCTCCGGACAGAAATGTGAAAATCCGTTCATTTCCACTACTAGGTACTATCGGCGCGTCACCGCCGACCGACAGGGTAACCAAGTTGTAAAATCTGAATTTCCCCGTAGAACGCCAAAAAAAATCCTAAAATTAAGCTAAAATTACTCAATTACTACTACTACTATATACTCAAATCTATAGGGAAAAATAGAAATTCGTGATTGTAAGTAATGACGAGAAATTTTCTATATCCCCGCTGCGTTCAAAAGTACTATGTAGTAGCAGTGTACCTAGTACCTCCCGTAATTTTTAATTTAAAATCCGGCTCCGCGTCGGGGGAATGGAGGAGCCTCTCCGGAAAAAACATGTTGACGCCCAAACGCTCAGGGGGTAAACAGAACGCGGGCCAGTCCTCGCGAAAGGATCTGGCCCGCTGAAGTCCTGCACACTCTGTTTATGCAAAACTCTGTCGAATCCCCTACCCCACCACCTTCCGCTGGTCAAGTCCGTTATTTTGGCGGACCGGACATCACCTCCGGCCTTGAGCTTCTGCCGCCCCGCAACTTCGGGGAGCTTTTCCGCTCATACTTCCTCAGTCCCGCCACGCTGAAGATCGACCGGACCGCGTTTCTCCTGCTGACCAAACCGGAGCAGGCGCTTCTCAAGCGACAGCGCTACATCGTGGCAGGCACGGCGACGGGACCCGGCCCCCGCACCCAAGACCGGATGCCGTTCTGCTCCCTCGTGATCGTGGACGTGGACGTGCATGAGGACGCCCGCCACTTCATCGACGAGGAAAGCGCCCTCCCCCGGCTGCTGCCCTACAATTTTATCCTGTACCGCACGCTGTCCTCCGCACCCGGAGCAGCGCGGGTCCGGGTCATCATCGACGCGCAGCCCTTCCCCTCCGCCGACTACCCCAAGGCTGTCCGCTACGTCTGCGCCAGCCTCGGCATCGCCGCCAACCCGGAAAGTCTCCGTTGGGGCCAGCCGATGTTCATCCCCACTGCCTGCAACGACGATCCGAACCCCCTGATCTGCTACAACCTCGAACGTGGCCCCCTCCCCCACGATGCTTTCCGTGACTACGAGATCCCGGCAAACGTGGCCTCCCCGGAGACGGAGTTCGTCAAGGTCGTCTCCGAAGAGCCACCCTTGGTGGACATCGAACTGGAAGACATCGAGGAGATGCTCCGCCACATCGACCCGGACACCAGCTACGAGGAGTGGTTCCGCATCCTGTGCGCCATCCGGCACCAATGCGGGCAGGGAAACAAGGACTACGACGACGCCGGATTTGCCATTTTCAACGATTGGAGCAGCCAAGGGGTGAAATACACCTCAGAACAGGACCTACGAGCCAAGTGGCGCTCGTTCAGACCCTCTCCCAAGGCGGGGAGCCCAGTCACCACCCTCCGGACGCTCCTGAGGCTCGCCAAGGCCGCAGGATGGGGCAAGGCGCACGGCGCTCTCAAGACCTTGACCACGTTTCAGGACGAAATTGCCGCTGAGGAGGACACCGACGCTCTGATCAACCGCTATCCCGGCCTGATCGCCGAGGCCAGCCACCTGACCCTGCCCGACACCGAGGTCCTCGTGGTGGCCGTGGCATCCCGCTTGGCCAAGTTGGGGGTCAAACTGGGCGTCCCCACCGTCCGCAAGGCCGTCGCCGCAGCCAAACGCATCGCTGCGGAGGCGTACGGGAGCGAGGGGGGCACCGTCCCCTCGTGGGCGGCAGGATGGACCTTTTTGGCCACCGAGAACAGATTCGTCCACAGCCACAAAGGTACCGTTTACCCGGTGGAGGGATTCACAGGGGCGTTCAAAATGCTGGTCGAACCCGACGAGGAGGGCAAACGGGACCGACCGGCGGACCTTGTCCTCTCCATCCCCTCATTTCCACGGGTGGACGGGTTCAGATACCGCCCCGACCGGGGTGACGAGCGAATCATCACCGAGGACGGCGACAACTTCATCAACAGCTATCGCGCCACCGGCGCGGACGCGGATAAATCCACCTCCAAGGAAGCCGGAGACCTGATTGAATTTCACACGAGGTCCAACTTTTCCGGCGACGAGGTATGCCAGAAGCTGCTCATCAGCTTCCTCGCCCACATCGTGCAGTTCCCCGGCAAGAAGATCAAGTGGGCGGTCTTCATGCAAGGAGTGGAGGGGTCTGGGAAGGGCGTTTACATGGACATGATGGAGGCGGTTCTCGGCAGTTCAAACTACGTCGCGGTAGGGGATGACGCCATCGAAAGCAAGTTCAACGAGTGGGCTGCGGACAAGCAACTGATCTTTTACGACGAGGTAATCCAAGGCAACATGAAGCAGGACCGGATGAACAACTTGAAGGCCAAGATCACCAATCCGGGGCTGACCATTGCGCAGAAGAACAAGGACACCCGCACCATTCCAAACACCGCCAACGACTTTTTCGCATCCAATTCCGCCAGCGGCATTCGGATCGACGACAATGACCGGAGGTACTTCATTCTCCAGTCCATCTTTCAGACCAAAAAGGACATCACCGCGTTCAAAGCGGCCAACCCCGGTCACTTCACCCAGATGTTCCGGTTGAAGGACGAGTTGGCCGGGGGTGCCAAACATTACCTGCTGAACTACCCCATCCACCCCACGTTCAACCCCAATGGTGAGGCACCCCTCACCTCCGCCCGAAGCAACGTCGTCAATGCCGGGAGGTCGGACATCGAGTGGACCATCCAAGAAATCATCGACGAAGGCAACGCATCCATAGTGTTTCCGGACATCATCTCGTCCAGCGCGTTGCAGGCAGAACTCCGGGCGAGGGGAGAGAAGCAGCACAACGTCAGGGCGGTCTCAATGGCGCTCCGCAAGATGGGGTTCACCAACGTCGGTCAGCACGGAGTTGGCCACAACCGCCACTCTCTGTGGGTTACCGACGACTTGGTGGGTGCCAGCTACGGGGGGATCATCAAAGAGCGGCAGCTTATCCGCGACCTCCTCGAAGGCGACACCGACCTGCTTTGACAAGTTTTGCACCTTGACAACGCCACAACCCCACATTACATCGCGGAACTATGACAAAAGAAAACGCACATCTCTACCTGCCGCTTATTCAAGCCGTTGTCGATGGCAAAACGATCCAGCATGGAATCGAGTGTGGACAATCAATAGTCTGGGATGATGTGAAAGACGTAAAATTTATTGAGCGCCCGGAAAACTACCGCATCAAGCCCGAACCAGTAATGGTCCCGCTGGGGCCGGAGGATGTGCCGCCGGGGAGCGTGATCAGGGGTATCGGATTTTCCGAATGGTGGATGGTAACAAGCGTCGCAAAAATCCAGATTTACTGTGGGGAAAGAACTTGGTCAACCTACGAGTCTCTTCAGAAAAATTGTGAGATCAAACGCCCCGGCGAGGACTGGATGCCCTGTCACAAACCAGCCTGAACCGCCGAAAACCATGCGAAACGTCAACTGTCCCAAGACCAAAATCTTCATCCGTGCCGACGCGTTTGGCGGACCAGCCGACCGTTATGAGCCCGCGTGGCTCGTCTCCGTCCGCGCCATGCGCAACAGACCCTTCGCTTTTCAGGCGTGGATCGAGAAATATGCCGCGTGTTTCGACAAGATCCCTCCCCAGTGCGTCTACTGGTACGAGCCCGAGGACGACCATAAACCGCTGCCGCTGCACAAGGTGCAGATGTGGGAGTGCCTCTCCGGGAGCATTGAGGTCTGGCGCAAGGACCAGCTTAACGACGTGCCGGTCATCGTCAACCTTGGCAAGGGAATGCCACCGATTCGCGGCCACTATTGGTTCACCGTTGACTTCATGCCCGAGGGACAGGCACAGGGCACCCTCGACGTCGGCGACTCAGAACTGCTGGAGGAGCACAAGGAGGGGAACGTGATCAAACTGGAAAACGGGCAGATTGCGATCTATCCTAACAACAGAATCAAATGGCTTCCCGTCTCGCTCACCGGCAAGGACGCCGCCGCCGCCATTCCCGACTGGGACGTCGCCACCAACGCGCAGTGGGACGAGTGGTGGATGGACTCCGACGAGATCCTCGGCGACTCGAAATGGGCGTACTGAACCAAACTTTGCCGCCAAGGGTGGAACGGATGAGCGAGGCGCAACGTAGCTCGCCCTCTGCCCTTGGTGGCGATCACCAATCACAACCATGAACGCCAAAAACGAACTGCTGGATCACATCAAGGACAGGGAAGTGATATACGTTGAAATCAGCCAAATCAACTACCTAGCTTTCCCCTTCAGCCAATCGTCCATTCAAGGGACGCTTGCCGAGGTGCTTTCGCTGATGGACTTTGAGTACGACGCAGAGTACGGAGCGCAAGAACTGTTCGGAACTATTTGGTATTCCGACGGGACGTGGTCCGACCGCGAAGAATACGACGGCTCGGGGAACTGGAAGCACCGGAAGTGCCCCCCATTGCCGAAAGATGCGTCCATCATGGACAAAAACGCTCTGTTGAATAAATTTAGGAAAATATTCCTTTACAACACCACAACCCCGTTACAAGGTAACCCCATCACCAACTAAAACAATGACTGAACTCGAACAAACACTCGCTGACACGATCCTGATCCAAGCCAACAATCTGTCCCACGACACCAAAGTGGTCCTCCGGATGACTCAGGCGTACCAGACCCTTCAGGACGCCGTCGCCACCCGCGTCCGCTCCGTCAACTACCATAACGCATACGTCAAGCTGCAAAGCCAGTCGACGCCACTCTGGGGCTGCGGAGACGCCGAGCCGAGCGTCTGCACCACGCCACTCTGGGTTTGCCCGGAAGAAGAGGCACCAGCACCGCCCGAGACGGCGGTGACCGACGCCAAACCCAAGCGGACCCGCCGGACCAAGGAGCAGATCGCCGCCGACGAGGCCGCTGCCGCTGCCGCAACCGCCGAGGTTGCCTCGGAGCCCGCCCCCACGCCCGAGGAGCCAGTTGACGAGCTTGATTCGCTCGACGACGAGCCAGAACCCGAAGCGCCCACCATCACGCGGGGACAGGTCCAAGAACTGTTCACGCACAAGCTCAAGGTCATCGGTGCTGGAGGAGTAGCCCCCGTCAATGCCTTCAAGGGCAAGGTGCGTGAACTCCTCGCCAAGTACGAAGCCCCCGGCGGTGTCTCCACCGTCCCCGACGCGAACCTCGTGGCGTTCCACGCCGAGTTGGCCAACCTCGCATAAACAATTTCCGGGCTGTCGCTTTCCTTAATAACCAAAACCTGGGCAGGTAGCGGTGGGGACAGCGGCAGTCGCGGATTCAATCTGAATGCGGCGGCGTGGACAGTGACACGCTCAGGAACAGGGCTGATTCCATCGGTTCAATTCCGAAATTTAGTGGTCTGTGAAGATTCGCCCATAGCCGGTGCAATTCCGGCCCGCATTCAACCATTAGGGGTGGTAGCCAGTGAGCCTCCCGAGTAGGACTGAACAACCGAAAGCCCAGGACACCCTGCCACCCCCTCCCTTTTTCCAACATGGACATCCAAGCCGCCATTTACGCGTCTATCTGCTACTTAACTGCTGTTTTCTGCGCCTTCGTTGTCGGTCAAAACTCAGCCCTTAACAAGGCCAACCGCATCCTCGCCCAGCGCCGTGAGAAATGGCTGCGGGTGATGGCGCGGCAAGACACCGTCCTCGGCGAAGCCGTCATCGACACCACCAAACCAATTTTATAGTATGCCACCGACCGCGCCAAAAACCCGCTTACCGATCCCGCTTCGCGATTTTTCTGAAAATGAAAAGCGCATGCTGCGCTCCCTTATTGACTCTTCCGCTGGACCTGACGCGTGTTGGCCTATGTCCGGCGCGGCAAACGCCGAAGGCTACGGATACATTTGCCTCGGCGGGGTGCAGTATAGGGCGCACCGAGTTGCTTTACACATCGTCGTCCCTTGTCCTAACGGCAGCCTGATGGCGCTCCATTCGTGTGACAGCCCTGGGTGCTGCAACCCATCGCACCTTCGTTGGGGGACAGCGGCGGACAACGCCAGCGACTGCACTTTACGAGGGAGGCATAAATCACGGGCTGCGGAGCGGCACCACGGGGCGAAACTTAATTGGGAAAAAGTTAAATTAATTCGTGAAGTTTACGTCCCAAACAAAATTGGTTGTAACGAAATTGCCAAAAAGCTTGGCGTCAGCCACGCAACCGTTTCCCGCATTGCTAATCACTTAATTTGGAAAATTAAATAACATGCCCCCATCCACCCACTCCAAGCTCTCTCCCTCTTCCGCATCGACATGGTCAAAATGTACGGCGTCCATCGCGTTCACCGAAGCCTGCCGCCAGTCCCCTGACCCAGCCATCCGCAAGGTGGTGGCCAACGCCGAGCGTGGCAGCATCTATGCCGACGAGGGTACTCAAGCACACGATTACGCCGAGCAGATTCTCCTCGGCAAGCTGAAGGAGAAGGACTTGCCCAAGGATTTCGCTCCCGTCCTCGACTACACCCGGCTCTGCCAGACTCTGGCCAACCGCTGGGAGGGTCAAGTCCTCGTGGAGACCAAGGTGCCGCTGTTCTACTTCCCACAGGACACCGGGACCGTCGATCACGCCATCATCAGCCCCGAGATGATCTGCGTCACCGACCTCAAATACGGCATCGGAGTCCCCGTTGAGGCCGAGCATAACGAGCAGTTGGCGATCTACGCCTACAGCCTGATCCTCAACCACCCCACTACTTTCCCAGACTCCACCCCCGTGGAGATCCGCATTTGCCAGCCCCGCTACAGCGGCGGCGAAACCGAAAAACTCTGGCAGCTTACTATCGGCGAGCTTCGCGCCAGCATCAGCCACGTCACCGCCGCTGCCGACGTCATTCTCAACGGCCCCGAGGCCGCACTTGACTTCGCCCCCGATTTCAAGACCTGCCGGTGGTGTAAAGCCAAGGAAGTCTGCCACGTCAGGGCCGCAGAGCCGCTGGCCCGGATCGACCCCAAGCTGCTCGACGCTTTCGAGTGCGAATTGGAACTGGTGGATACCATCGACATCCCGGTGCTGGCCACCCTCACGCAGCAGCAGATCCTCGGCATCCACCAACGGTCCGAGGAGTTGATCGGCCTGATCGAAGGCTGCGCCAAGTACCTCCACCAGCAGGCCATGGAGGGCAATCCCGTCAGAGGCACCAAGCTCGTGGAAGGCCGTCAAGGCAACCGCGCTTGGGCCGACGAGGAGTCCGCCGTCAAGGCCGTCAAGGGACTGCTTTCCGAGGACCAGCTTTTCACCCGCAAACTCGTCTCACCAACTCAGGTTGCAAAGTTGCTTAAAGACTGCAAGGTTCCGAAAGAAATCCTTACGGCGGTAGATGCTTTAACAGTTAGGGCAAACGGAAAGCCAGTTTTGGCCCTTTCCGGAGACAAGCGCCCAGCCATTCCCGCCCCAACCGAAGGATTCACCACCACCGATGATCAAGATTGAACGGCAAATAAAACCACCCACCCGCATCCACGTCCGCCGCAAGCTCATGTTTGACGCCCTGCAAATCGGGGAGACCCTGTTTGAACCCGGCGACGGACTGAACCTCAAAGCCTACACTTCGCGCTACCAGAAGAACTCCAGTTTCAAAACCTTCATCACTTGGTTGAATGAAGAGGCTGGCGTCAAAGGGCGCTTTGTCCAACGGACCACCTAAACTTTCCAGCACACGCTGAAAACCTCCTGCCGGTGAGGAACCCAACCGGCAAAAATAAATAACTTAGATGAATACTACACTCACATTGAAAAACGTCCGTCTCGCCTTCAGCGACAGCTTGACCGAAGCCAAAGCCATCCAAGGGGGCAAACCCCGCTACGGCTGCACCCTCATCATCGAGGATGACGCCACCCTGAAGGAAGTGGAAGCGGCCATCAAGGCCATCGCCACGGCAGAGTTCAAGGGCAATGTCCCTCCCGGCAAGGACAGCGCCCTGCGCGACGGCAACCTGAATACGAACAAGGAAGATGAGGTCTACAAAGGCTTTGAGAACAAGTGGTTCCTCAGCGCCAACCGCGCCGACTCCCTTGGTGCTCCGCTCATCCTCGACAACAAGCGTGATCCTTCCACCGGGAAACCGCGTGTCATCACCGACAAGACGGACATCAAGTACCCCGAGGCCGGAGACTACGTCAACGCCCGCATCAACCTGTTCTCATTGAACGGGAAAAGTGATAGGAAAGCCAATCCGGCCTACGGCAAGAAGATCTGCTGCGGACTGGAGGTAATTCAGTTTGCCGCCAAGGGCGAACCCTTTGGTGCCAGCAAGCCTACCGCCGACGGCTTCGACGCCGAGGACGAGGACATGGACGACCTCTCCTAAGCATCAGATCCCGGCACCGCAGCGGTCTCTGCGGTAATTTTAACCAGATAACAAAATGAGCGACAACATTGACTACGCCCTGAGAAACTTGGAGGAGTACTTTGACTCCATCCCAGAAACGACCATCTCGATCATCTTCCACGAAGGTGACGAGGAAGAAGAGGACTACTACGTCTTTACCGCCGGGAATCGCCGGTTTTCCAAGTCTCCCACCATGTCCGGGGCCATCCTCAATGCACACGCAGAACTTTTCACAGCTAACTAAATACATGAATCCAGAACAACGACGCAAACGGGCCGCAGAACTCGCGGACGAGATCAATTCCAATCACCTGCTTCAGGACGACCTCCGGTTCCTGCTGACGGACCTGACGATGGCACGGATGTCCACGGCGGACAACGAGCGGGAGCGCACGATGCGACGCTCGCACGACATCAACCCGACCACCCCACGCCCCCAGTTCTCCTACTGACATGAGCGTGTTCCATTGCGACTTTGAAACTTTTGGGAGCGAGGACCTCAAGTCCTACGGCGCGTTCAAATACGCCTCGGGCGAGGACACCGAGATCGTCCTCTGCGCGATCTGCAAGGACAACGGTCCGGTCGAGATCTGGGACCGCTACGCTAAGGACAACACCGCAGCCCTCATGCTGCTCAGAGAAGCCTGCGTCTCCGGAGGCATTATTGCGTCTCACAATGTGGGTTTTGAAATAGCAATTTCGGCATACCAGTGGCAGCGGACTTTCAAATTCAAGCAGCCAGCCTTGACCCAGTGGCGATGCACCGCCGCCATGGCCCGAGTGGCAGGCATCCCCTACTCCTTGGAGAAAGCCGCCGAGTTCCTCAAACTGGCAGACCAGAAGGACAAGGTGGGCTCCGCGCTGATCAGGATCTTCAGCATCCCCGACAGCAAGACCGGCAAGCGGCGCTTCCCGACCGACCCCGGCACCGTCACCGTAGCAGGCGAGAAGCTGACCTACCCGCAGGCGTGGGCCAAGTTCAGCGACTACTGCCGCAAGGACGTGGAGGTTGAGCGCGGCATCCACAGCAAGCTCAAGTCCCTCGAACTGGAGGGATTCCTCCTCGACAGCTTCCAACTGGATTTGCGGATGAACTGCACCGGCATCCCGATCAACGTCCCGGCGGTGATCGAAGCGGAGAAGCTGGTGGACGCGTTCAACTTGACCGCTGGGGAGGAGTTCCGGGAGATCACCGGCTACAACTCCGGCCAGACGGCCAAGGTGCTGGCGTGGCTCAAGGAGCGCGGCTACCCCGGCGACGACATGAGAGCCACCACCGTCAGCCGCATCCTGACCGGCGAGGTCGAGGACGAAGACGGCGAGTCCACCGGAGAGACCGTGCAGCCCGAGTGGGCCGCGATGACTACCGAGGCCGTCAAGGCGCTCAAGCTGCGAGCCCTCCTCTCTTTCGCTGCGCTGAAGAAGTTGCCCACTATGCGCGGGGCCGTCTGCCCGGACAACAAAGTCCGGGGGGCGCTCCTCTGGTACGGAGCCTCGCGCACGGGAAGGCATTCCGGGAAGATCATCCAGATCCAGAACTTCCGCCGCCCGTCCATCGACAACACCCACGAGTGCTACGACCTGATCCGCAGCGGTTGCGCCGACCCCGAGTTGCTGGAGTTGGCCTACGGTAGCCCTTTGGAGGCCATCGCCTCCTGCATCCGGCACTTCATCCACCCCGCCGATGGCCAGTTCCTCGACATCGACTTGGCACAGATCGAAGCGCGGGTGGTGGCGTGGCTCTCTGGCCATGATGAGTTGCTTCAGTCCTTCCGCGACGGCAAGGACCTCTACAAGACCACGGCGTCGCTGGTATTCGGCGTCCCATACGACAAGGTAGACAAAGAGTTAAGATTTCTCGGGAAGACGTTAGCACTAGCATGTAATTACGCCGGGGGCTACCGCGCCTTTGCCACCATGGCCAAGAACTTCGGGACCGAGGTGCCCAAGAAGAAGGCCAAAGAGGTGGTTAAGCTTTACCGCTCCGCCAACAAGGCCATCACCGGCTTCTGGAGCGCCATGCAGGACGCCGCCGTTGCGGCCATCGAGGCCCCCGGAACATGGCAGGTCGTCAACGACAAGATCCGGTTCGGTTGTCACCGCAAGCTCGGCTACCTGAACATGGTGATGGAGCTTCCCTCCGGTCGCCGGTTGAACTACCCTCTGCCCGAGGTCACCACCGTCTACAAATACGGCAAGAAGGTCGTGGACGCCGACGGCGAGGAGGACACCGAGTGGATGCCTATCGACAAATGGCGGGCGCTCAACTCAGACGGCACCGTCCGCGAAGGCATCTGGGCGTCCAGCGAGATCAGCTACCACGGTCCGATTACACAGGCGATGTGGGGCCGAGTCCGGACCTCGGGCGGAGTGTTAGTGGAAAATGTTAGCCAAGCCACTGCTGCGGATTTCCTCACCCACGGCGTCCTGAACGCTGAGAAACACGGATACGAGCCTTGCTTCGTGGTCCACGATCAGTTGATCTGCAACCACCACCCCGAGCGCGGCAACACCATGGAGGAACTGACCAGCCTGTTCTGCGCCATACCCTCATGGGCACCCGGATTCCCTCTTGAAGCCGCCGGAGCCATTACCCCATACTACACCAAATGACTAAACTGTAAGCCGTGCAGAGCATTGCGGAAGGGGGTCTGCCTGTTGTCCTCCTAGAACTGCGCGTCCGGGGCAGCGCGTCCGCCATCCACGGAGCCCCACCCAACTACCTAACAACTATGAACGCATCCGAACTAAACGAACGATCCATCTACCTCCGCCGTCTTGCCGACCAGATCGACAACCTCGCGCTGGACCAAATTGCCATCGACAACCGACGCAGCGAACTGCTGCAAGACTTGAGCCGGTTTGTGCCGACGACGGTCAACAAGCCAACCGAGAAACTGGAAAGTACTCCCTACGTAAAACGCAAGAATGTCATAAACTACGCCAACCCAAAATCACGGGTGTGCGTGGCCATCCTAGAACAGTTCAAAGCGGCGTACCCGCTTCCATTGTACCGGGGCGACATTGTGGCGGACATCGGTACTGAATCCATCAGCTTCTACCTTTCCAGCCTCAAGTACCACGGCCTGATAAATAACCCCACCCGTGGATTCTGGACGTTGACCGAGAAAGGAATAAAGGCGTGAGAGAGGCAACACTGGAAAAAGCTCTCTGCGACTATGCGCGGAAGAAAGAGTATCTGGTCTACAAATTCGTCAGCCCCCAGCATAAAGGAGTCCCGGACAGGATCTTCATCTCCCCCAGCGGACAAGTAGTTTTCATCGAGGTCAAAGCTCCCGGTAAAAAACCGACGGAATTGCAGTACCGAGAGATCAAAAAGCTGCTGGCCCAAGGCGTCCCTGCCTACTACTGCGATAGTCTGGCCACCGGGATGATTCTTCTGGAGGCACACAAATGAAACTTCCCCCCCTGCCTCAGCAGGTTACGATGACCAAGTTCATCCTCGACCACCACGAGGCCGCGATTGACGCGGGCATGGGTCTCGGAAAGACGAGGGCTACGCTCGACGCCATTGACTTCCTCATTAACGACTGTGCTATCACGGGAGCGCTTATCGTCAGCCCTCTGTGGGTGTCGATTTTGACGTGGCCCGCCGAGATCGCCCGGTGGACGCCCCATCTGCGGTATGTCAGCCTGCGCACCGAGGAGGGCATGAAAGCATGGAGGGAAGGCACTGCGGACATCTACCTCATCAACTTTGAGATGTTGCAAACCTTCGAGAAAAACGGGCTTTTAAAACGCAAATCACTTGCGGCAGACATGCTGGTCATCGACGAAATCAGCAAGTTTCGGGACCCTTCTTCCAAACGAGCCAAAGTAGTGAAGACCCACAGGCACCATTTCCGACGGTGCGTAGGACTCACCGGAACACCGGTCCCCAATTCTCACCTCGACCTGTGGGGTCAGTACCGCGTCATGGATGGAGGCGTCCGGCTGGGCACGGCGTTCAGCAGGTTTCGCAGCAGGTTCTTTGAGTCGGACTATATGGGGTACTCCTTCACGGTACGTCCGGGGGCCAAGGAAATGATCGAGCAATCTATTGCCGACATCACGCTCGTGATGCGCTCCGAGGACTATCTCAACATTCCACCCACCACGATTGTGGACGTGGACGTGGCCATCCCGGACGCCGCCCGCAAAGTCTACAAAACGCTGGAGAAGGAGTTACTGGCCGAGGTCTCCGACAAGGAGGTGGTGGCATTGTCCGCCGCCACTCTTGTGACCAAACTTCGACAAGTCACGTCAGGGGCGGTGATTTCCGAGGACGGGGTGGTATGGGTTCACGACGCCAAGGTGGATGCACTCAAGAAACTGCACAAGGACCTGAAGCAGCGCCCTCTCCTCGTGGCGACTAACTACATCCACGAGCGCGACCGCATCCTCGCCGCCATTCCGTGCGCCCAAGAGTTCGACGCCAAACGGCTGGATGACTGGAACGCGGGCAAAATCCCGATGTGGGTGGTCCACGTCAACTCGGTGTCGCACGGCCTCCAGATGCAGGGCACCTGCTGCGAGATCGCGTGGTTCAGTTTGAACTACTCCAACGAGATTTTCATGCAACTCAATGCGCGGGTGGCGAGGACGGGACAAACCCGGCCAACCACAGTTTACCGCCTGATGGTGCCCGATTCGGTGGACTGGGCCATGGCGGATGTGTTGGAGTCAAAGAATCTCAACGAACAAGGAATGCTCAAGAATCTCGTCGCCAACGTGAAAATGCTTGCGCAATCACGCGAGTCCGCGTAAACTGGAAGCTCGGATTGTTGACATAGTTGGCCGTCCACCGGGTCACTCCGGTGGGCGGTTTTAACGAAAACCAAAGGCCCGTTTGCTACATCGCCCGTTACATTGCCCGCTGCATTGGCTTGATCAGAACGGCTGCTCGCTTTTCAGGGTCGAGCAGCCGTTTTTCGTCATTGCGCCAGCAAGGATTCTCCCGTAGAATCCCCCGGTCATGGCCTGCACTTCCTGCTCCTCCTCTTCTCCTGTCGTCTCTTACACGTCGTCCGGATGTGGCGCGGCGCTCGGAACCACCGTCTCCTGCGTGATGCCTCGACGGGTCAGCACCCCTTCAGTAACCCCGGTGGCGTTCACATGGATTCCTTCCATGATTCAAGCCGAATCGGGCAAGGCAGTCATCGCCAACGGTGAAGACTTCAATGTCCTTGACTGCTCCTACGACGGCCCCGTTGTTTTCGATTCCGCTTCCGGCAAGATCTACGTCGGCACCAGCAGCGCCTCGACCGTGGTGGCCGACAACTTCGCCTGCGAGACGTCCACCCTCTACGGGTTCCCGGTCTATGCGCTTGACCCCGGTTGCCGCGAAGTCGGAGCCAACCCGGACCGCAACATGGCGGTCGTCCGCCCAGTTGAGAGCACCACCGGCATCCTTTTCGGTCACCGCCATACCTGCTCCTCCAACACCGCGATGTCCGAGGAGATCAGCCCGGTAGAGATCGTTCCGGGACCCATGCCTGCCACCTTCCCGGACGACGTGAGTCTGCTCGCCTACCGCGTTGTCCCCTCGACTGACTCTTGCGCCCCGCAAACCGTCGAGTACTTCAACCACGACGGGGTGCCAGTGGTCGAGGAAGCCGTACTGGCCGACTTGGAGCAGACCAGAGCAGGTCTGGCGGACACCGCCACGGACAACTTCGGGTTTGCCATGTGGGACAAGATCAGCGGCAAATGGAAGCTCAAGCGCCTGACCAAAGCGTCCTTCCTCGATATGATCACGGAGAACTCCGAGGCTATTCCGACCTTCACGCACCTTCGCCCACGGATTACAATGTATTTCCGCGCTAACACTGCGGCACAAGCATTCCCTACGGCTAATACCAACTACAACCTGACGTTGGTAGCAGGATATGACGCCAAATATAGCTCCGTCTTAATCAGCGTCGAGTTGGCAAGTCTAGGTGGAACGCGCTCAACTTTGTACGAAATCAGGATCGATGGAGAGCAGTTTGCCCTGATTGGTAGTGGTTCAACGGCAGGCGTGGACCGTGTCACCAACCAAGTGGTGGTGCCTATCCCGTCCAGCAAGCAGATTAACATCCAAGCTACAGAGACTACCCCCAGTGTTGCAGGAACTTACGGGTCCACCACCATATCGGTAACACTGGACGCGTTCGTCATCTAATATGTCTGCTGATCCTCTTTCCATCGCCCTGCCCTCGGTCGGGGTTTTTATGGATGACTCCATTGCGCTCTTCAGCCAAGAGGCCCGTTCGGCGGGGATCAGCTTTATCTACAGCACGACCAACCTCCACATCAGCGAGCGCCGGTTCCAGACCCGCTCGACGTGGGTGGAGTACGCCTGCACCAGCGCCCCCGAGGAGTGGTCGGCCACCAACACCCAAGGAGCCATCGCCTACGACCCCCGGATCGGCAGCACCTCGCAACTGCGTCCGACCGGCGAGACAGGCATCATCGAGTCCGCCGCCGGGAAGCTGTACCGCATCACTCCGGAAGCCAACACCTTCAAAGTGGAGGACATCTCCGACGGATACCAAGGCCGCGCACCAATGCGGCTGGCGTGGCTTGCCCAAGCGGCCAACTACGTCATCCGCACCGACGGCGTGAGCAACACGCAGATCTGGGACGGTCTCCAGACACTTACCTCCACCGGCTACAACTCCAATGCCCCGGCGTCCTCACGACTCCCCAATTTTGCGGGGCCGGTGCTCTACACTGACCGCATCTGGATCGTCAACCGTGGCAACGAACTCATCGCCGGTGACCACATCCACCGGCTGAACTTGACCGGGAACACCGACCTGCTCCTTACTAGCGACCAATCTTATGATCTGACATCTGTTAGCTTCCCAGCACCGCAGGAGATGGGAGACATCGTCAGCCTGCACATGGTCACCTCCGCCCGTGGCGGCGGACTGGCATCGCAGGCGGAGATCGTGGCAGGCACCCAAGGCCCCGGCATGTGGGGCGTGCTCGCCGGAACTCCCAGAGCCCAGTGGGCTACCACCTCAATGCGTCGCGTCGTCCACGAGAGTGTCGGCCCCACCGGTCCCTACGCCGCGTGGCCGGGGAAGGACGAACTCCTGATGCGGACCGCCGAGGGGATCACCTCGCTCAAGTACGTCACCCAAGAGGGTGCCCAACCGGGTAACCCCCACGTCAACCTCGGACAGGAGATCAAGCCGTTGCTCGACCGCGACCCGCAGGACCTCCTGTTGTTCACCTCGTTGCACGTCGCCTCCCGGCAGCAGCGTCTTGCCTGCACCGTCTACCCGGTCACCGACGGCCCCAACCGCTGGCACCGGGGCTACGTCACCGCCGCCCTCGCGCCCGGACGCACCCGCTCGCCCGAGGCCATGGTCTGGGAAGGCATCACCACTTTGCCCGCCGCCATGGGGGAGGTCATCCAGTTCGTCGAGGTCCGCGACACCGGCACCAAGACCCGCATCTTCGCCATCCTCCGCAAAGCAGACGGCACCAAGGGACTCGCCGAGTGGACCAGCCAGTGGGGCGACGACATCCTCGCCGACGGCACCCCGGTCCAGATCCCTTGGCAGATCCTGACCCGCCGCCTCTCACGCGGGGGCGAGTATAACCCATCCTCTTGGGGCGATGTCTATTTGTCCCTCACAGACATCCGCGATAAAGTAGGCGTAGAAATCTATGCACGCTCGAATGGTAAGGACCCGTTCAAGCAAGTCTACAGCAACACCTTCACCAACACCACTTGGGAGACCAGCGGATACGCCGATGCGGAGCCGCTCACCCTTGGTTCCATCTTCCGGGATTTCAAATCCCCGTGGATTCAGATTCTGATCAAAGGCACCGGCAGCGCAGTCGTCGATCTTGCTATCGGCGGACTCGGTAGCGGCAAGTCCGGCACCTCCCCACCCAACTCTTGTCTGCAAGGGAATCTCCTTTGCCAATACGACCCTTTCATGCGAGCATAATCATATGGCAGTCAATCAGGATTCCGAAACCTCCGGCGTACCGGTGCGTGTTTACTTCACGCCCCAGGCTTCGGCCTGTCTGCCACCGTCCTTGATGGATGCGTTCATCCGCGCCAACTGGAGGGTGGACATTCCCACCACGACCACCACGTCGTCCGGGACCATCCGCGCTTCCACCTTGCAGGACAACATCACCAGCATCGACTCCGAGGGTGCCGTCTACACCCCCGGAATCGTGAAGGTGGAGTTGCAGGAGCAGTCCATCACGCTGACCACCACTACCGGTCCTGGCGTGCCGGTCGAGGTCGCCTTCGACGCCCCCGGAGTGTCCGACCTCCAGAACGCGCTGCGCAACATCGACTGGACCCTCGAACCGCCCGAGGCCCCGGTCAACATCGGCCCCGCCCGGTTGGTGGGTCAGCAGATCCGCTACAGCATCTACCGCATCGCCACCACCGACGCCACCCCCTTTGACGAGATTATCGTCCGTGGCAGCGGTCGTCTCTTCGTCATCCCCTCCCCACCCACATGACCCCAGCGCCCCTCTCCAAAGTCATCCGGGTGGTCGCCAAAGCCACCAGTAAGGACCCCGTTGCCAACCGCGATGAGATCGTGGACCTGATCAACGGGACCCTCGACATGCTCTACCGCACCGAGTCGTTGGTGTGGCTCTACTTCAAGGCCGACGGCTGCGCGATCACCGAGACGTTCACCGAGAACTGCCGCAACGGGGCTTTCACCTGCTTCACCGCCGTGGTGATGCCCGCGCAGTTGCAGAACATCCGCGAGCTTCGCGCCGACGCCTACAAGTACGAGATTACCGCCAAGCGGGTGGCCACCGATTTCGCATTGGGGCGGGACTACCTGACCGGCAGCGACTACCCGCTGGTCCGGGGCTGCGAACTCAAAGCCGAACACCTTCCTCCCCGGTTGCTGTCCCGCGACATCCCGAGCAACGACTCGCGGGTGGTCACGTTCCGTTCCGACAGTCAGGAAGACTGCGGCAAGCTGATCGGCGTCAAGTACTACGATTTGAACAACCGCGAGCAGCGGATCGACATCGTGCTCGGACCGGGCCGCGTCTCTACCGGGACCTCGGTCGGCGAGTTCGTGGAGATCGTCTTCCCCGAACGCTGCGGGTGGATCACCGTCGAGACCGACAACGGCACCGAGTTGGGGCGCTACCATCCCTCCATCCTGACTCCGGTCCACGAGTGGTTCCGGCTCCAAGGCACCTTGCCCGGACGCAAGATCCACTACTACGGCCTGCGCGAACCCATGCCGCTGGTGTTCGACACCGACCTCGCGCCGTTCTCCGACAACACCCTGTGGCGTCTGGCGCTCAAAGCCTACGAGCACGTCGATACCCTCGAACTCACCGCAGGCCAGCAGCAGGGGCTCAACCGGATCTACGCGTCACTGGCCGCTGTCACTGCTGCCGACCAGCGCAACGACAACATGAACTTCAACACGCTCCTCATGCCGGAGTCCGGACGGACCATGCTGTCCACCGGGAGGGCCATGATGAGGAGAACCCGCCGCTATGTCCGATACTGACTTAACCGAGGCCATCGAAGCCTTCGGGGCTTCAGGATTAGACCTCTCCCCACAGGAGTTGGTGGACCATGTCGAGCACCAGATGGTGACCCACTACCCGTTGACGGAAAACCCGGTCACCCACGCGTTCACGCCGGGGATGTACTGCCGGACCATGTACATGGCGGGAGGGACACTTGCCACGTCCAAGATCCACAATCAGGAACACCAGTACGTCATCGTCAGCGGGTCATTATCCGTATGGACAAAGGAGACCGGAGCCGTTACGATTCACGCACCGTTCCACGGCATCACCAAACCGGGAACCCGCCGCGTTGTGTACGCCCACACCGACGTGTGCTGGCTCACTTTCCACCCCACTAACGAAACCGACTTGGCCGTTATCGAAGATCAAATTATCATGAAGCACACCAACATTTTGCTGGAAGGGAGTCCGTCATGACTTGGGCAAGCGTCGCTGTAAGTGTCGGCGGAGGCATCGCAAGCTCCGCCATTTCTGCTGGTTCTGCCAACAGGCGTGCCAACGCCGCGTCCAAAGGACTCGACGAAGCCGTGGCCTACGCCCGCGCCAACCCTTCCGCGTTCGGCGAGAAGCTCGACTGGTCCGGTGTCGATTACAGTCCGATGTTCAAATCCGATCCCGGATATGGCAACATCGCGGGCAGCACCATTGCCGGGAACCAGCGCAATCTTCCGGCGAACTTGAACCTGATGCGGGAGACCAATCAGGCCATCACTAGGGACTCGATGGACCGGATCAACACCCTGTATCCGGGGTTTGCTGCCGCAGTGGGCCAGCAGTCGCAGAACACGCAGAACTTCCTGCGCGGTCAACTCCCCATGGAGGACCAGAACATGATCACCTCCCGGCGCACCGAGGCTCAGTCCCTCGGCGGCGGCGGTGCCAACGCCCAGCAGGTCGCTGCCGACCTTGGACTCGCCCGCATGGACCTCATGAACCAAGGGCAGGCGGGGATGAACAACCTCGTCAACATGTTCAACGCGGTCGATCCGGTGAACCGGCGCGTGAACCCGCAGTCCATGTTCGTGGACGTCGGACAGGCCATCAGCAACTCCATTGCGGAGAACCAGTTTGGCGCACAGTTTGCCCAGTCCGAGCGCAACGCCGAGTTGGCGTTCGGGATGCAGCCCGACCCACAGAAAGCCGGACTGCTGAACCTCATCGCTGGCCGGGGCGGTCTGCAAGCGGCCAACCAGCCGACCAGTGTCGCCGGTGCCGCCCTCACAGGTGGTATCAATGCAGGCATTGCAGGGTACACACGGCAGGCGGACCAGCAAGCGCTCCAAAACCTGTTGCAGCCACAAGCGCCCCCAATGGGTTACCAGCAAGCGGTTGCCAGTTTCGGTGCTCCGTCGGCGGCGGTGAATGGATTCCGCAACCTCTCCGGAGGCTACGACATTACCGGCGGACAGGGGGGCGGTATCGCCGGACAAGGGGCATTGACCAGCAAACTTATGGCACCAACCAACAATAAGCCTTGGCCGCTAATTTACTAACATCATGGCTGTTACTCCAGATCCCGTCGGCGCATATAACCAGTCTTTCCAAACGGCGGACACCTCCCGCCGCGACTACGAGCGCCTTGAAATGCAGCGCCAGTTGCAAGCTGAGGCTGCGATCCAGCGTGCCCGCGAGCAGAAGGCGAGCGACTTCAAGATGATGATGGAGGCGATTGGTCGTCGGGACGACCTGAAGCAGCGGGTTTTCGAGAACGACATCAGAACCAAGCAGCTTGCCAACGACACCGTGACGGCGCAGGCGAACGCCTACCGCGCCCGCAACCCGATTTCCCGCAGCGGGCAGGGCTTACGCGAATTTTCTCTTTCAGGGGTTCCGCAACCTGCCATTCCGGGAGATGGCACTACGTCATCTACGGTTCCGCCTATGGGAGACGCAAATACAGGCGGCACGCCGTATGGTGGTGTAGAAGGCGAGCTATCAACAGTACCTGTTGTTGCAGATTTTGGCTTACTTGGGCCAAATGGACCCAATGTACCGGGTACGCCTGCTGCGCTTCTTCTTCCCGGAGATGAGCTTCCACTTCCACAAACGCAAGCGCCCGCACCCGCCGTGCCGCCCGCCGTCCCCGCTCCTACCGAGCCGCAGTACGCCGCATTTCCGCAACCCATCGGAGATTTAATCCCTAGCACCGCCCCTGTTGCGCCGTCGCCAACGGCGACCCCAAGTGCTGCCGTTCCAACGCAGCCAATGCCGCAGATGCCCGCCGCGTCTACCACTGCGCCCGCCGTGTCCGCGCCTGTGCCTCGACGCAACGATTTGATGGGGTACATGCTGAATAGAACCGACCCTTACACCGACAGGATTGAAATTCCACGCGTTGCGCAGATGCCGGAAGTCCCGATGTTTGGCCAAGCCGACATCGCCGCCCAAGGACGTGATCAGTTAAACAAACTGGCCGAGTTTCAAGCGCAGGCACAAGTGGGGGCCACTTTAGCTTCCAGAAATGTCGCTAACGCAACTCGAGAGCTAATGTCCGGAGAATTAACCCCGAACGGCGTTCAAGAGGCACAGAAATATATTGCACAGCAAACACTCGCCGCCACGCAGGCTTCCCGCGCAGATGCAAAAGCAGGCCAGCAAATAGCCCAAAACGAGGAAGTTTTAAAAGGGATTGAATTGCGTCAAGGTGCCCTTAACCGCTTGGGTAACCTCAACGGCGTGCTGCCAATAGGGGATCGCAGGCAAATCTACCAAGAAGCGTCAGACCCCAGAATGGCGCAGTTGGCAGAGCAGAAAATCGCCGTCCTTACCGAGTACGACGCCTTTCGGCAGCTTAATGGGATCACCAATGCCAGCCGTGGATACAGCACGGCAGAGCAAGTGGTGCGGGCAAAACGAGAACTCGATTCGCCCGATGCCATTAAGGACCGCAAATTGGTTGAGGACTCCCAAGCATATCAAGCTGCTATCAAAGCACGTCCAGACATGGACGAAAAAGCCAAGGCGGAACTCGAACTGGAAATTGGGAAAGCCAATCCCGCGCAAATCCGGCAGAACCGGCTTATTACCCGACTCAACGACGCACTTGAGGCTGACATGCTCAGACCGGAAAAGCCTAAGGATGTGGTCAAACCGGAAGACATCAAAGTGAACCCTGCTACAGGAACTACCGCTGCTGCCGCGTCCGGAATTGACCGCAGCGGGGGCAGAGACATTCTGAGCAATCGGGAGAAAGTTGCTCAAGCCAACCAAGCTGCTGGCAACGAATACTGGGGGGCAAACACCGCCGACGTCGCCCAGCAAGTCCTCATGGACGGAGGCAGGGACAAGAATGGCAATATCATCCCACCGTTTAGCGTCGCGCTTTTGAAGAAGATTGCGGAAGGCCAAGCCCCCGTGGAGGGGACTAGCACGGGCATAGAAGGGGCAAGCATGGGCGCGTCCCGTGTGGGTGCCCCGATTTACGGTGAAAAGTACGTGGACACCATTGTCAAAGAGAATCTCTCCAACTGGACGCCGACCCAAGGCGACCCTGTTAAATGGGGGCGTCAAACGCAGCCCACAGCGCAAGACTTCCTCAAGATCGCGGCTAAACAGAGGCTGGACAAAATCAGGGCGGATGCCGCAAATGCGGCAGTACCAGCGGCCCCAGTGATGCCGCAACAAACTCAAGCCGCCGCAAGTTCTGTTCTTCAAAAATTTGCCCTTCCACTCCCGCCAGAGTTCGGTAAGTAGTAGTCATGGCAACATGGGAGCAAATTATCGCCGACGAAGAGTTTCAGAGTCTACCCACTTCTGGACAACAGTTGGTCCGGCAGCAGTGGTATGACGCCACGGTCCTTCCAGAATTAAAAGCCACTGGGATAGACGAGGTTAACCTCAACAATCTCCGCAACCAGCACATAACGGAATACGACAACGGCCAAGGGTACATCTCGTCCTTCGCCAGTGCCGCCGGACGCGGCGCGGCCTCCACCTTCACCTCCGCCGTCCAAGGCGTCGGTGCCCTCACCGGCAGCGAAGCCATTGAGCAAGCTGCCCGCGAGATGGACACGGCGGTCACGGAGAACCTGACGGTCAACCCGTCCATGGAGAAGACCAACTTCACCGGCAACGTGCTCGGCAACGTGGCCGGGTTCCTCGCGCCCGGTATGGCAGGGATGAGGATCGGCAGAGCACTGGGTGCCGGGGCCGAGTTGGTAGGCGGAACTGCCGCCGAGGTCGCCGCCCAAACTGCCGCCCGAGCCGCCAGCGCCCAGTTGGGCGGGCGAATCGCCGCCAACACCACCATGCTTGCCTCGGGCGCGGGCAGCGGGGCGCAACAGGCCGACCGATACGGCATCGAAGGTCCGGAGCGCATGGGCATGGTCCTCGGTAACGCGGCCACCGAGATGCTTTCCGAGAACATCTTCGGCCTTGGTTCCGAGTTGAACACGATGAGCAGGCTCGCCGGACTTGGCGGGCTTGGGGCAAACGCGGCAAGAAGGACCGGCGGGTTCCTCGCCGACGTCGGAGAGAACACGGTGGAAGAAATCGCTGCCAACGTGGGGTCCAACCTCGTCACTTCAACCTTCGCTCCAGAAGGAGTAAAAACCCCTGGAATACTTGAGGGCAACCTCGAAGCAGCAGCCGGTGGTGCCATCGGCGGCGCGTTCTTCGGCGGCATCAACCTGATGCGTCCCCTTCCGCCCGTTGCTCCGAGACCTTCCGAGGCCATCAGCGCCGGGGTCGCCCAGCAAGCGGCAGCGGCTAACGATCCTGAAGCTGCGGCTGCGCATCCGGGAGCCAAGTTCCAACCTACCCCTGCTCCGCAAATTCCGGGGGCTATTACGTTTGATCCTACTGTCCCCAATCTGTTGACACCCGCTGCCGGGGAGCTACCTCCACCACCCGGATTTGCAGAGACAACTCCTGCGGAGGCATTTCCAGCAGCCTTGCCGCAAGGGTTACCTGCGGCGGCGGCAGTTCCGGGAGCCGTGCCAGAAGCATTTCCTGCGGCGGAAGCGCTACCCGCAGCGCCTGCTGGGGCACTACCTGCGGCAGAGGCGCTCCCTGAGTTGGACATCTCGCTTCAGGCGGGCGCGTACACGGGGGATCTGCTGCAAGGAAAAGAAGTCATAGGGGAGGGTTCCGAATCCACAGTTTACAGGGACGGAGACTCGGTCATTAAAGTGTCCGAGCCCTACAACGATAACTCAGAAGAAACATTCCAAGCGCGGGTGGACCGCGCAATGGACATTGATAATTTGATAGGGGATGGAACCTTGTCAGTCGAAGGATTTTACCGGTCGAAGAACGGCACAAAAAACCCAGTGTTCCGCCAAACTTTTGCGGAAGGTCGGCCAGCTACCCGTGAGGAGATACAGGCATACATGGAGTCCCGTGGGTTCCAAGTTAAAGAAGCTGGAACTACCACGGACACGTTTGTAAAAGTATCCGATGGTGTGGAAATCACCGCATCCGATTTAGACGGAGCCAACGTGGTGGTAGGGACCGACGGCAAATTCCACGTAATTGACGCCGACTTGGTTCGGAGACCTGCGCCAACCCAAACTGCGCCCGTGACGCCGCCAACGTCTGCGGTGCCGCCCGTTGGCGAGCCAGTCGTGGCAGGACGTTTTACGGGAGTTACCGAAGCCCCTCCCACAGAGCTGTTCCACTCGGGAGAACTTCCTGAAGGGCTGGATAGCATCGACCCAATGCGGACGACCGGAGCAAAACAAGGCAAACGCGGAAGAGACTTCGGTGGGTTCTACGCAGGGCCAGCCGAAACCGCCGCCAAATACAAAGGACCGAAAAACCGGCTGGCTATTGCTCCGGGAGCGCGGGCCATGCGGGTCGCAGCCAGAGGAGCCATCGAAAGGCTCAGTCTCAAAGACCGGCAGGATCTCCTTGACCAAGGCGTGGACATTATTTCAGGCATCGACATCAGGGGTCTCCCTGAGTCCGTGATCCTTAACAAAGACGTGATCCTGTCGGTTGAGTTGGACACGCAAACGGCACCAGCGGCGACACCTGTGACAGCACCAGCGGGTGCGGTCCCTCCCATGACGGAGCAGGCACCGCCCGTCACGCCGCAAACGCCTGCGGTGCCGCCAGCAGTTCCAGCCGTGGCATCACGGGGAGCCACCCCCAGCGACCTGATCGACCAGACTGGCAGACTGACTGTCGAGGGTGCGCAGAGCATGATCGAGGCGATCCAATCGCTCGGCCTTACCACCGCTCCGTTCGTCATCAACAACACCGGAGTGGCTCCCGGCGTCATCGCCCCTCCTGTCGCAGGATCGACCACCCCGGTGGACGGCAAGCCCGTCATCTTTTTGAACCAGAGGAGAATGACTCTGGACACGCCGCTCCACGAGACGACTCACCTGCTCACCCCCACTTTGTTTACTGAGCAGCGGGCGCTTTACGATGTAGGAGCCGCGCTGCTGGCCGACTCACCTTTGCGTCAGGCTATCGTCAACCGGTATGTCACCGAGGCTGGCATGACCATGAGCCCCGAGCAGATCACTGAGGAGGCAATGGTGACCGGGTTGGCCAACAACGGGGCCGAGTGGCTCAGAGCCTACGCTGGCAACGCCAAGATGACACGGGCCATCAAGGAGTTCCTCGCCAAGGTGCGCGAGTGGTTCGACGACTTGATGTACTCCAAGGGGTTTGACCCCAACATGAGTCTTGAGCAGTTTTACAAGAAGGTGAACCGGCAGATTCTGGCCGGGAAGCTGCAACAGCGAGCGACGAATGCGCCGGTGCAGGCGTCGTCGCTGGCTCCTACCGCAAAAGGCGGAAATTTTGAAGTAAAATACGTAGCAGCGGATGAGTACGACGCAGAAGAAGGAGGTGTTGACCCATATGAAGCAGATACTGCGGTAGCAAAAATAGCCAAGGAGACGGGCGTCGGGATTCTGCGCGGCAAGGAGTTAAAGGCAGTGGCCACCGATAAAAAAGGTGACATCGTCGGCGGACTTTATACCGAAGTGGACGGAGACGAGTTTTCGTTTGACGTCGTCGTGAGTCCGGCTTCCCAACGTCAGGGTGTAGGAGAAAAACTGGCTCAAGAAGCGTTCAGCCTGTTCCAACAAGAGAGCGACGGGCGCGAGGATCTGGCGTTCAAGGTAGAGGTGACAAACCCCGGAATGGAGGTCCTCCTTGGTAAATACGGGTTTAAGGTAGAACGGCGCGTCGGAAAGACGGCGATCATGATTCACCCAACAAACGCGCCACGGAAGGCAAAGACGCCCTCCGTTTCTGCCGACACCCGCTTCTCCCTCGCCCCCGCCACTCCGCAGGACGTGCTGGACAGAGGTTATCAAATGACCAAGGAAGAGTACGCGGAAGCCGTCTCCGCCTTTGTTAAAAAGCCAAAAGACGTTTTTTACATAGGAGAAATTGAGGTCGTCCGCAATCCGTCTAACGCCGACCGCCAGCGGATGAACAGCGAAGTTCGCTCCGAGTACGGCAGAACCTTAATTGGCGATGACCCTACTACGCGTTCAACCAAGGACCAGTTCGGTAACACTTGGGTGTGGAAGGCCAACGAGGGGATGCACTCGCAGGTCGAACCCGGAATTACGAAAAGAGAAGGGGTCGATGTAAATCAGAATAACAGCGTCCCAGAACACTGGCAGCTTGTCCGTAAGGCCATCGGAGAAAAAGTGGCCGTACCAGCTAAAGTCCAAGCACAGTACCCTCAATACAAGGAGTTCTTCCAGAAAACAAAGTTCTCCCTCGCCCCCGCCACTCCGCAGGACAAAGCCTACGTGGCTGCGGTCGAGAGCGGCGACGTGAAAACGCAGCAGAAGCTTGTCGATGACGCGGCAGAGGCTGCGGGAGTCCCCTCCGTCGGCGTAAACATCAACGACAGCGACAGCGACTACACAGGGATGATTCTCCGTGGGGAAAAAACGGTCGAGACGCGGGACACCGAAAATAACGCACTCAAAAAATATGTCGGGAAGCGCGTCGGCATAGTCAGAACCGGGATTAAAAAGGCAAAGGCAGCGGTGGTGGGATACGCCACAGTCGGAGAGCCAGTCCGGTACAATTCCGAGGAGGAGTTCGCTGCCGACTTTACAAGGCACCGGGTCACCGGAGGCAAGTTCGCTTTCTCCGGATTCAAGATCGGCTACCCAATGGTGGATGTAACCCCCATTGACCCCTACGATGCACCGGAAGCGCCCGGACAGACGGTCATCAAGACGCGTCCAATCCATGAGCCTGTCGCCTACGACGAGAACGACAAGATCATCCTGCCATCCCAGCGGTTTGACAACTTCACCCGCTACTCCCTCGCCCCTGCTGAACAGAAAGTGGACGCGGATAGCATCAAGGCCGAGTTCTCCCCGCAGACGCCGGAGGAGCAAACTGCCTACGACAAGGCATCGTCAAACACTGTTACCGCTAGAAACCCATACCTCGCCGTTGCCGCTGTCAGAATGCGCGGCAAGAAGCTGACGGTAGACCGCTACGCCGAGCTTGTTGAAAATCTCGACCCGTTTACCGTCAAAGGGGCTGAGAAAATTCCGACTGAAGCAAAAATACTGCAATACATCTCAAGTGAAAAGACCGAAAAGGTCATGCAGCCTATTCCAGAAGGAACGCTTACCGAGTTCAGAATTGATATTCCGACATACAATTCCTCGACGGCTAAGGGAGACACGGTCTACGCAATCACAGGCCACGAACCGGTAGGTGCTACAGCGACGCGAGTTGGAAAACCCATATCCTACCTCGGTGCGGCTAAAGTTATAAATGCCACGTTCTCAACCAGAGCTATTTCTGGCAAAGGTACTGCGGTACAAATTGCCGAAGGAGCAGGAAAATTCCCGCTGGCTACGGTAAAAGGCAATTACCAAGCAATCACGTCCCTGCCAGAAAACATTAATGACCCGAAAGTGTGGACGGAGGTCGGCTACAACCCGATCCGGTCCAGCGGTTTTGTGGACGTCAGATCGAACAAGTACGTGGTGGGGGGCTCCGAGGCGATCATGGTGGGGCCGCGAGTGTTTGTAAAAGACCCAGTTTTCGAGTCTAGGCCAACAGGATTCATCGGCCCTGACACCCGCTTCTCCCTCGCCCCCGCCGTCACCAAGCCTTCCAACGTGGCTCGCAACCAAGCGGGCACGCGGGTGCGCGTGCTGATGGAAAACCAGACCTACGAGGGGCAGACCATGGACGATGCCAGAGACCAAGCGCTCTCGCTTTACAACGACAACGTGGACAAGGGTTTTACAGTGGCCCAGCACATGGCGTTCATTCAGGACTTGCGGACCAACGCCGGACGCAAGTACCAAGACATGACCTACGGCGCTTACGGCGGCATGTACGTGAGGGATTTGATGGACGAGTCCACCAACCCTGAGACTGACCCAATGTCCCAAGCGTTCGCCAAGCGCGAGGCCGACCGGGTCGCCGCCATGATGGCAGAAGAAGCCGCCATTGGTGGTCGTCAAGCCAAGGCGTTTGACCTCTACGACCGCATTGCCAACACCCCCGCGATGACGGTGCGGCAGTACGAGCAACTGCTGCCCTTCGACGGCAAGCAGAACGTCAAGAACGACTTCGACAAAGCCGCCACGACCGTCAGAGAGGAGATGGAGGGTCTAGGCAACGAGGCGATCAACACCGCCCCCGAGGACGCCATGACGTCCATGCTCGGCCAGCGGGTAGCCGCCGTGGTGAGGGGGGAAGAAACCTCCAACGTCGGCGAGGTGGTCCTCGACGAGGTCAAACCTGCCGAGACGATGGAGGATCTCCCGGCGTGGTTTTTGGAGGGGCAAGCTACCCTCGGAGCAGAACTGAGCGCCGACATCGACGAAATCACTACTTTACTCGCGTTTAAAGCCTACCTGAAACGCAAGGACGGGACTTACTCGCTCACCCCGGAGGAGCGCAGCGCCCAACTTGCGGCCATGATCAAACAGATGGAGGACAGCGGTCAGACCGTTGCCGACGCCGTCGCCGCCACCGACAAGCGCCTCGCCGAGTTGACCGGCAAGTTCAAAAAGCCTCAACCAAAAGCCAAACCGAAAGCTGCACCGGTCCCAAAAGAGGCTCCTCCCGAGGGGGAAATCCAAGACATCGTCGCCGCCCGGATCAACCGCTTGCTCGACAAAATCGTCAAGCCTTCCACCAGTCCCGCCAAAACCCGGACGGACAAAGAGATCCTTGTGGACGCCATCGTCTCCACCATGATGTCCAAGGCTGGGCTCCCCGCCGACCTCAAGGCTGGCGGCGACAACGTCACCCTCGCCTTCGGCCTCGTGGTGGCCAACCCGCAACTGGCAGCGCAGTCGGTGCAGGCCGTTTACGACCTGCTCCAGTCTGATCCTGCCTCTGCCAACATCACCAGTTCCGACAAGATCCGGGGCTTTATGCAGATGCTGACCGGCCAGTCGTTCGCCGACGGCAAAGCCTACGGCGAGAAGCAACTCAACACGGTGCTGAAGAACGAACTGAAGCGCCTCAAGATCAGCGTCAACGACGTGGCCATGGACGCCGCTCTGACCGGCAAGACGGTTGAGCAACTGGAAGCCTCGCTGCGTGACCCTAGCCGCGAACTGAGCAAGGTTCTCTCCCCCGACGCCCTCAACAAGGTCGTGGCCGCAGTGACCGGGGAGTTCCGCAAGAGCGCTGCCGAACGGGCTGCATACTTGCAGCAGGAAAAAGCCACTAACAGGGTTCGGAGTGACATGGCGGCGGACCGCCGCATGGAGTTACAGAACGCCAAGGATGAGGAAAAATCCGCCAAAGCCGCAGCCGAGCGAGCTAAAAAAGCCGTGCTGGATACCATGGCTGCGTATAAAAAAGACCAAGACAACAAGGTGAAGAAGGCATCGGAGTCTGTCAGAAAAGCCATGGCAGAGGAACTCCGCACTCTGAGAAAAACGGCACTGGACACCATGGCTGCGTACAAAAAAGCGCAGGACAAACTCGCCGCGCAAGCGCAGCAGGAGGCAACCCAAAGGGTCCGAAGCGACATGGCGGCGGATCGCAAAATGGCTGCACAGTTTGCTAAGAAGCAAGCGTCCGACGCCAAAGCTGCCGCCGACAGGGCCAAGAAGGCTGTGCTGGACGCCATGGCTGCGTATAAAAAAGATCAGGACAACAAGATAAAGAAGGCATTGGAGTCTGTCAGGAAAGCCATGGCAGAGGAACTCCGCATTCTGAGAAAGAAAGCGCTGGATACCATGGCTGCGTATAAAAAAGCGCAGGACAAACTTGCTGTGGAGGCGCAGCGCGAAGCGCGTGACGCCATGGTCGCGGAAGAGCGTTCCATGCGCAAGGACCGCGAATACCGGCTGGCACTTAACCGCAAAGCCCGCAAGGCGATGCGCCGCAAGCTGGCCAAGCGTGGCGGGTTCATGATCCCACTGGACCAATCCGAGGCCGAGGAACTGCTCGACCAGAAGCCCAAGACCGTTCTGCAATACCTCGCCCGCGAGTATGGATTCAGTCTTGCAGACATCATCGGCATGGCCCGCGATCAGGACCGCCAAGCCACCCTCGAAGCGAAGGTCGGCAATCTCGCTCAAGCCCTCGGCCTGACTAAAGAGCAGGCCGACAAATTCATGGGGCCGGTCATCGCCGAGGCGATGAAGTACATCTCCGAAGCCCGTAAAAAAGAGGTGTCCCAGCGCATCAACCGGGTGCTCACGCCGGTCATCGGCAAGAAGAAAACGCAGAAGACCGAGGCCGAGAAGCTCATCAAGCTGGCAGAGATGGGGGGCCTGACTGCGGACAATGTGGAGAAACTGCTGCTCAACAGCAAGAACGCCAAGGAATTTACCCCGGAGTTCCGGCAGGAGTTGATCGACCTGATCGCTCAAGCCAATGACCCTTACCTGACGGAGGAGACCCGGGATAAATTAAAAGGGACGTTCCTCGACAAGATCAAGGCCGCTCGTGGAATTACCGTCCTCAGCCTGCTGGGAGAGTGGACCATGTCCAACATCTTCATGAGCATCCTCTCGACGTTCAAGGTGAACTTCGTCTGGGGATTCATCAAAGCCGCGAGCGACAGCGGTATCTTCATCACAATTTCTGGTCCGGCAGCGGCCCGCGCCGACGCTATCGCCAAGGGAGTGACCCCCGCCCCCAGACTCGCTGTTGCCAAAGTTCTCTTCCGGCAGTGGCTTCGCGGCTACGCTGTCAACATGCAGCATAACGCAGCGTTCATGTGGTCGGAAGGTTTGGGCAAGGACGAGAGCGACATGACCTCTCAGTTTGCCAACACCGGGATGGAAATTCTGTCGCGTGTCAAAGACGCGCAAATTCAGTGGTCCAATGAAGGCAAAGTGCTGCCGAAGAGCGCACAGAAGGTCATCAAGGCCATGGCGGCGTTTGGCAAATACACCCGCCGGACCATGGTGGCTTCTGACTTCATTAACCGGACCTCCGCTTTCGAGATGTCCAAGGTCCTCGAAGCCATCAAGGTCATGCAGGCCAAGGGCGGCGCGGCCAGTACGGCCACCATCCAGCGGGAGATCGACGACGCGCTTTACGGCGGCAATTTCAAGGACGCCTTCGCCAAGGCTAACAAACAGGCCGACGACGAGATCGCCGAGAAGAAACTCGGTAAGGCTGAACGAGGCATCCGCGTGGGGCGAATCATGGACGAGATGCTGGGCAAAAACCTCGGAATGACCGAAAAGCAAACGCAGGAATACTTGCAGGATTCACGCGAAAACGCCAAACGCTGGTCGCTCGCTAACCAGACCGAGGGTATTTTCGGGGAGATCAGCAACCTGATGCTGGCGGCTACCCGGAAAATTCCCGCCCTGAAATTTGCCTTGCCTGCCATCCGGATGCCTATTGCGGCGTTTTCGCAGACGCTTGATTGGATGCCTTACGGGTTCCTCCGTCTCTACGCCATCAACAAAAATAACAACGAGACCGAGAGCTTTACCAATTATCTCTTAAACAGTAAGAATGAGTACGGCAACTGGAACAAGCCCGTGGGCGGAGTCCCTGCCTACCGGAAGACCGACCTCATGGCCAAGGCGTCCATTGGGTCGCTGATTATGCTCGGGCTGTTTATCAAAGCGGCTATTAGCTTTGACGAGGACGAGGACGAGGCCGAGTTTTACATCACGGGGTTGGGTCCGTCCGATCCTGCGGAGAACAAGGCATGGCGGGAGAAGGGCAATGCACCGTTTACCTTCCGCTTTAACGGCGGCACCGGCTTCCGCTTCCAAGAGTCCCCGTTCTACGGGATGCTGGCCCCCATCGCCGCATGGTCCGACGCCAACCGCTACGGCAAACCCGGCGAGGCCGAGTCTGACCGCATAGCCTACGCGATTGGCAAGACAGTCTCGGGCTTCCAAGAAGCCGTGGTCATGAAGAACCTCTCCGACATTCTGGCGGGTGGGTCGTCCTACTCTGCGGACGGTCAGTTGCGCAACTGGTCCAAAGCCAGTTCCCGGCTGGCGTCCAACGTCCTGATGCCTCGCCTTGGCGGTGAGATCAACACCATCCTCTACGGACCGCAGGACCAGAAAGCTCTCGGCTGGGGAGGTCGAGCGCTGGCAAACGTGCCGTTCGTCCCGTCCTTCAATAACAAACCCGCACAGGATTTCCTCGGGCGCGAGATCCACACCAAGCGGGAAGGGATGCTCGGGGAGATCTACCCGGCGCTGGCCCACCGGGTTATCGCCCCGTCACTCGACGATCCTATCCTGAACTTCGTCGCCAAGATGAGCCCCAACTTCTTGGCCACCACCCGGCGCTTCAAGGACGGCACGCGGGTGATGGACAATTACGAGTTCGTCCGCAAGTGGAACGCCGCCGCCGGGGTCAAGATCCGCGAGTACCTCACCCCTGAGCGGATGGCGTCCTACGAGCGGAAGCTGGCCAAGGACAAGCCAGATGCCCAGACCGAGTTTAACGTCGAGATCAACAAGATCAGGACTGCGGCGCTTCGGAAGTTTTCCGAGGTGCAGTTTTAGGCGGCTTGGCCTTCTTCGGCCCGCGCTTGGTTACCTCTCGCGGCGTGACACGCTCGGCTCCCATCGCCCACCCGACCACCAGTCCGGCGTCGGTGTGGGAGATGGTGAGCGGGTCGCCGTGGAGGCGTCGCCACCGTGAGACGGCAAACTTGACCTTGGCGAGGTCATTTGCTGCGTATGGCGGCTCAATGCACTCGCCCTCCACAAGCATCTCGAACGGGTACTTGCGGTTCCCCCGGTAATTAGCGGGAGGGCAGTAGACGTATCCGGGTTTGGTGGTGCGGGTCATTGTTTCAGAAGGTGAGCGTATTTACCGTAAGCCCCGAACTCACTGTCCTGACGGACAGGATCGCCGACGCCATCTCCGGAGCCGACGGCACCCGGTTCGGATTGCATCCGCGTGCGTGAGGCTTCCTCTTCCAGCGCGGCCAGTTTCTTTTTCAGGTCAGCGATCTCGGAGTGCTGTTTGAGCACCAGCGATTTCAACACGGGTGCCAGCGGAGCGTTGACGGCGCGTTGGCCGATCCGGTGCAAGTGAGCCTGCGCCGTCTTGTTGCGTGACTCCAGATCAGACTCGACCAAGTCCAACTGCGGACGGTAGTGACCGTTCAGCGCGGCTTCGGCCTCCATGTTGGCGTTGAGTTCTTGGAGGAGTTCGGGGTGGGACTCCATCAACTCCATCACCTTGAGGTTCTGGTTCTGCGGAGTCTTGGCCAACGCCGCTTTGAGCGACTCGCCAGTCACGCCGACGCCGGTGTCCTTGAACAGCTTGCGGGTGGTCTCGGCGCGGGATTGGACCACCGAGGAGAACGACTCGCGTTTGTTCTCGATGGCCGCAGCCTGCACGCTGCCGACCTGCTGGCGGGCTGCGATGAAGGGCCGGACCGATGCCTTCAGGTGTTTGTACACCGGATGGCGGGTTGACAAGACTGGGTACTCCACCCCGTCGATCTCCTTCAGGTCGAAGTTACCGGAAGGGACGCCAAGCTGGCTGGCGATGTTGCTCAAGGCCACATGCTGGATCTCGGCGCGGCGGGCGGCGTTGATGCCGCTGTTGAACTCAGCCTTCTCCCAATGGTCCAACATGCTGCGGACGACCGAAGACTTCTCGGGTGTCAAAGACGCTGGCTCAAACCGCAGATCCGGCTCGTCGGCGTCCGGGTTGCTGATGTCCACGGGGAACAGCGCCTGCGTGGCCGACTCAAAGTTAGCCTGCGCGGCCTTTACTTCCGGCAGTTCGTACACCAAGTCCGGGCTGAAGGCGTCGGCTTCGTTCTTCCACGCCTCCTCCAGTTCCTTGGCGCGTGCCGCCCGCTGCTCGGCGAGGGTGCGGGTCTCCACCAGTTGGTTCTCCAGTTCGGGCAGCTTGGACTTCAGAGGTTCATGCTCGGCATAAAGCTCCTCGTACTTCTGCTTCCATTCCTTCTCGGCCAAGCGTTTGCGGACGTGCTCCTTGTGCGGAGGTTCAGCGGCAGGGACGGGCGCTTCGGCCTTGGGAGTTTCTCCCGGCATTGCGGGAGCATCGGCAGGTGGCGGAGTGTCGCCGGAGATGTCCACCCCAAGCTGCGAAGCCAAGGCAGAGTAGTCACGTTCAACGGGCGGCGGAGAATCTCCGTTGGAGAGTTCCGGTTCAGGGGGGAGTTCGGTATCGAGTGCCATAAATTAGACGGGTGCGTAACCTGAGCGGAGTTCAGGCTCCTTGGAAGCTGCCTGAAGCGAGGAGGTAACGATGCCCTCGATTTGCGCCAATGCCTTCAGCATCTCGCCGTCGGTCGGGTTGTTCAGGCGGAAGTAAGCCGCCAGCCGCAGTGTGTAGACACACAGCGGACGTCGGAATTCCGGTTTGAGGGACAGGAGGAACATCTCCGGACTCGCCACAAAGGCGTCCTCAGAGATTAGCGGGGGCAAAGGCGGCGTTGTCGGCGTCATTCAGGTCAATTTCCATGTCCTGATACATCTTGGCCCGCTGCGTCGCAAGCGTTTTCTGTTGCGCATCCATTGCTCGCTCAGTGTTCGCCATGCTGCGCATCTTCATCATATCATCGATCTCTTTGTGCTTCCACTTGTTCGCTCCGTCTTGTTGCAGGCGTTGCTGATTGGCCATCTTGATCTGCGCATCCATCTTTTCCTTCTCGGTCATGGCACCCTCTTGTTGAGGCTGTTGCACCGGCACCGACTGGATGGCTTGACCCATCTGCTGGATCTGCTCCATGGCCGGTTTGGCAAGTTGCTCAGGCAGACGCTGGACGTGGGCGGCGGCGTAGGCCAGCACCGCCATGACGCCGACGACCTCGGACGGGGAGACGATCCCGGCGGAAGTGGCGGCTTTGATGTGTCCCTGCGCGACTTCCGACGCGATCTTGGAGTGAAGCATCGGATCGTCCATCGGTTGAGGCGGCAAAGGTTGACCGGTGACGAACGCAGCGGTGACGGCGTACATCGCGTTCTTCTGCTGCGACTGGTCCTGCTCCTCCTGCGGAGTGGTGAGTTGCTCGGCGACCACGTCGCCCAAGGTTGCCCGCAGAATCTCCTTGGCGAGGAACGGCAGGATGGAAGGCATCACTGGACCCACAGTCTGCATCAACCCGGTGTTGACGGCGATGGACTGCTGGCGGGTCAACGACCCTGCCAAGCGCCGCGCCTTGAACTTCCAGCGGTCGGCGTCCCACTCGTCCTCGTGGATGCCATACTCCATCTTCAGGATCATGCGCAGCCGCGCCGCGTCCTGATAACAAGGGAACTCACGTTTTTGTTTCGGCCAGTGGCGGCACAGGGTGGTGGCTACCATCTCGATGTACTTGTCGAGTGTCAGCAACCAGTTCAGGCTGCGGCGGGACGAGGTGATCTGCTTGCCCGCCAACTCGGCCTGCGCCTGCGCGGCGAACTCCTGCTGCGTCCCACCGAACGTCCCGGTGGCGTTGGCCGTGGAGTCGGCGGATACGCTGTTGTCCAGCATCCGGATGGCACCCATGGCGGCGTTCATGCCGGTCATGGAGTTGTTCTTCTCCATCGGCCTGATCCCGTCCGGGAACGCTTGACCGCTGCGGAGCCCACCCCGCTGGAGTTGGTCCATGTACTCCTGCCCGACACCAGGCTTGACCGCCCACGTCACTTGATTGGCGAAGGACAGACCGCCAATCAAGTCGGTCAGCAAACCCTCCATCACCGCGAGCTTGGGCATGGCAGTCTTGCCGGTGCCACGGACTTCCCGCAGTTTCTGGTCGCCGCTGATGGCGGCGTCATCGACATGGAGGATCAGACACTCCTCTACCGAGCGGAACAGTGACGGCATGAAAAAGATCAGGCGCTCGTTGCGGTCGCTGGCTTCTTTCTGCTCGCCTGTCTTGCTGCGGCGCTTGGCCTCGAAGCGGTCGAGTGCCGTCTCGTTATCGTAGCCGCCGACCCGCAAGGACTTCAGGCGCATGTTGTACTCGATCTTCTCCTCCACGGCCATCTCCCCACCGAAGCGGCTGACACAGTAGAGGTCAATCTCCTCGTGACCACCGTAACGAGGATCGTTCTTGGTCAGGTTTCCGTTCTTTCTGAAATACCAGTAAACATCTACCGGCTCGGCAAAGCAATCAGTGGAGGCGTCAATCGCAAGCCACGCGTCGGGATCGTAGTCACTCATCCACTCCTCGGTGTTGCGCTCGCCGTACTTCTCCGCCTCGGAGGCCATGATCCACAGCTTGAGCTTCTCCAGCCCTTCCTTCTGCCAGCCGTACTTGCCGCTGGAGGCTACCTTGAGCCGCTCCTCAATGTCACGCAGGCTAATCTTCTCCGCGAACGCCCACTCCCGGAACTCGCCGTCCAACACGTCGATCCCGGCGTCTTTCGGGTGGATCAAGCGGCCCGACTTGGGGAAGCACTCGTTGGGAGACTTGCGGAACAGATAGGCCCGCCCAGTCACAGTGGAGCGTCCGGCGGCGTTTTGCAAAATCGGCATGACGCGGGACATCACCGCTGCATTCAATGCGGCGTTGAACTGCGTCTGCACCTGCATGGTGCGGGCAGGCATCTTGACCGCTGGCTGGTTCAGGAAGCAGTGGAAGACGCCGGGCTCCATCAGCAGCGGGTCCAGCAGAACTCCCATCTCCTTGCTCATGAATGCCTGCGCGTACCCCAGTGGGACGATGTCGTCTTCACAGGTGTCGTCGTCCGAAGGGGGAGGACCACCATTGGCGTAGGCTTCGATCTTTCGCTCCAGATCCCACGAGGGGAACAGTTCGCGGCGGAATTTATCTACGGAGGTGACGATCTTGTCCGCGTCGATCTGCTGGAGTTTTGTCATGTGGGGAGTGTCCAATTAAATTTTGCAGCCACAATGGCGAACGGCGTGGGCGATTTGCCCTGCCGCGTCTCGTTGTGGATGTCCACCAGCCAGTGTCTGGCTTGTTGTAAAGTAAGGGAAGCAGGCAGCGGGCTGTTCATCAAGGCCACTGACCAATGGGACGCGCAGACGATACAACCGTCAGGCCCGTTAATCAAGGTTGTCAGGTTGCTTATAATATCGGCCAGTGTCGCTCGTGCATCCACGTCGCTCAAACCGTTATACAGCGCCCGGTTGGCAGACTCCCACGCCTCGCGTGCCCACGGCAGAATCGCCTTCGGAGCGCCGCTCTGGAAACCTTGGCAAAGACGAGGTTGCGGCGAGCACCATTGCTCGATGGAGATCATTTTGATCTCGTCGGTCAACGCGTTGGAAGTCATCCCGTTGGCAGCGAGGAAGTCAATCATCGACTGCCACGCCGCCTTGGCGTTCTTGGGGCGGTACGGGTGCATCGCCCAAATGCCGGAGAGATGCTGGGCGGACTCTGGCAGGACGAGAATCTTCCACCCTGATTCCGGGGCAGCAAGTACCGCTCCCCGCAATACGAAGTCGTTCATTTTACACACTGCTAATACGCACATAATTAATTGGGAGCTAAAAGTGCTTTACGGGCCAGAGTTTTTAAACGGACCGTCTCGCTGCGTTTTGCAATAGCTTCAGGAGACAACTTTCTTCCTAGCTGCGCTTTACGGATGTTTTCGCACGCCTGCGCGGACCGTTTCAACCCTTTTAACGACTCTCTGCGCTTTGCGCAGGATTCAGGAGAGTGCTTGCGCCCCGTCTGTCCACGCCGCAAGTTTTTTAAAGTCTCATCCGAAACAACTCTTCCGTTTGACAGAGTGTGCAGCGAGGCCCGGTGACCACCTACTTCACGGTTCAGCAGATCGGCTCCCATAAAACGCAGGTAAGAAATTAGAAACTTTTCCTCCTCCTCCCAGTCTTCGGTTGGGGCCGGACTCAGTACATCAAGAACGGGCAAAAGGCCTTTTGACTTTAGGTTGCCAATCCACGCGTCCTTACCATGAGTGGATTTTTTACTGATGTGTTCCCGGAAACGCTGACGAGGGTTGGAGGACGCGCCCACCCACCGAGGGAAACCTGTCTCTGGGTCGTCCAAGATGTATATGGATTTTTTAGTCATCCAGTTACCAGTACATGAATCTTCTTGACACTGCAAGTGCCGTGCGCGACTTTAGCGCGTCACTGTAACGTCCCAGTCGTGAAGGGATAGCGTATTTTATTGCAGGAGTAAAGCGAAACCCTGATCGCAATCGGAAGGCACAATGTGCCCATCCATCTCACCCCCACCCCCCCCACATCCAAGCTCACACGAGCTTATACCCACTACAAATATTATGGCAACCATAAACATCGGTCCAGGAGGCGTCGCTATTTCAGCCGCCGACTCCTGCTCCAGCAATGACCTCCTCGCCTCCCAAGGCAACCCCCTCGGCGCTCTGATTGAGTCCGTTGAGGTGCAGCAGATCACCGGCATTAAGCGGATGATGTATCCCTCTCTCGCAGAGTCGATTGATCGTCACATGCCGATGCGTCCTTCCAGTGCCACCCGAATCAACGGTGTCACCGAGTACCACACCGCTGTCGGTTACGACGGTTTGCTCAACCTTGGTGGGTTGATCGACATCACCCCCGGTTCTGGCGACTACACCAACACGGTGAGCCTGCTCAACTCCGATGGGACCCGCCGCAACAAGGGAATCACCTCCGACGCCAACACCAACGCCGAAGCCTGTAACCCTGCCATTGATGGTGCGGTGCCAAACCTCGGGCGTGAAGGCTACGGTCGTCGTGCTTACACCCGCCGCCTGCCGATCCCTCCGATCTGTTTCGGCGACTGGACCCACGGCAAAGAAGAGTTCTACGCCCACTTCACCGCCATTCACGACTCCGTGAAGAACGGGTTGATGGCCCAGTTCGCTGCCGACCAATACCGCTGGCAGATCAGCAAGGCCCGCTTCAACGCAGCCCCGATCCAAGTCGCCCAAGGCAGTGGCAAGGCCAAGCTCCCCGTGAGCGGAGACCTCTACACCGCCGCCAACTTTGGCCGGATGCCCCAGCACTGGGGTTCTGCTGACTGGATGGCCGGAATGCTCCGCGAGTCCGAGATCGACCCCCGCGAGAACCTGCGCGTCGAACTGCCTGCTTCCATCTTTGTGAAGTACAAGGAACAGCTTGCCTCCATCGTCGGAGTCAACTTCTACGAAGGTGCCGGTAACATCACCCGCGCCCTCAACGCCTTCGACGTCAGCATCCAGAACGAGACCCTGATCTACCAAGACAAGGTCACTGGCCGCAAGATCACCTTCGTCGCCACGGACAAACCCGTGTACGTCGAAGTGGAAGACACCGGCACCGCTGGCGGTCAATGGCAGTTCCAAGAGCCTTGGATCTGGCGTAACTCCGAAACCTCCGGTCAGATCATGCCCCGGCACAATCCGAAGTATGGGGTCGCTTGCAGCGTGCCTAACAAGGTGCTTGCCGCTATCGTCTCCGTGTCTGCCGACGGTGCCACTCCTTTCTACAAGGAGCCCCTCCCCGGCAACAACCCGGCGGCTGGCCTGCGTGCCCTGATCCAGAAGTATGGTGCTACCGGCGAACGTCCAGTGAACACCAACCTCGCGGAGATCTACCCAAGCTCCATCACCACCACCATCCTGACCGGCGCTGAGTTCCAACTCTACGTCGCCAGCGTGCAGAACCAACGCTACCGCGACGCGGGCTGGGGCTGCGACGTGATGAGCAACATCAAAAACACCTGGATGGGTGGTTTTGCCGAGATCAGCGCCGTGTTCGGTGAGCGTCGTCCTCGTGAGGTCGTCAACTTTATGTTGAAGGTTCCTCAAGTCGATTACTGCTACGACTTGGCCGTGGATTGCGCCGACACCCCCGACATCCCTGCTGCTCTCGACTTCGAGCCAGCCACAGCGGAAGTTGGTAAACAAGAAGTGCCGATCCCTGCTCCTGTTGCTGCGGTTCCTGAAGCGGCTGGTAAAGTGATCGTGATTGGCCAGTCCACCACGATCCTTGCTGACTGCAACAACCTCCGCACCGTGAGCGTTCCGTTCCGCCGGATCGGTGGAACCGCTGGTGCCATCAGCATCACCATCGCCGGTACTCCAAGCACCCACGCGAACACCCTGCCTACCACGGTGTCCTTCGCAGACGGCGTGACCGAAGCGGTGGCGACGTTCACCATCGACGCTTGGCAGGCCACGGACGCGACTTCCGAGTCGTTTGTCCTGACCTTCAGCGGTGCCTCCCTCGATGCAAGCTCGTACACCACCCGTACCATCCGCATCCGCGCCAACACCACCTGCTCGCTCGACGAGACGGCTGGCGACTGCGCTTCCTGCTAAGATCGGAAACCCCACACTGCCGGGGGAGGGAAACCTCCCCCGGCTTTCTCCGATGAAAGCATTCCTTCTTTTTCTGTTCATGCTTCCGGCCTGCACTGTCAGGCCCGTTATCCGTTCCGGCGACCAACTGGTCAGCCTCGGCGGTTCAATTTTCTCGAAGTCGTCTGGCGAGACTGCCAGCTACTCCGGCCCTCTGGGCAACCTCTCCTACGCCGACACGGCCAAGGACGAGACCATCATCCCCGGCAAGGTCGTCAACTACTGGGGCGTCAAAGCCGCGACCGAAGCTGCTACCTCCATGTTCCGGACGTCCGAGAGCACCACCCGTATTCTGGCCAAGGAGGAAACCTCGCGGGCCGCGACATCATCTGCCGCAGAGGTGGAGTCCCTCAAGATCCTCAACCCGGTTGAACCTGTTGCACCATGACTTTTGACGATACTGAAATCATCAAGACGGCGATAGGATGGGTTGCCACCATTGGCACTACCTTGACCGGTGCTGTCACTTATTTATTTTTCCAAGTCGTCAACCTGAACCGCAAGGTTGGAAGGATGGAAGCAGAGATTCAGGAGTACAAAGCCGACATCGAGGAGTACAAGAACTGCCCGATCCCCCAGTGCTATTTCCGCGTCCGCAGACTTCAACGTGACCAAACCGAAACCATCCCCAACGGCATAAAAATATGATCAACACCCCAGAACTCTCCGAAGTTGTCAACGCAGTCGCGCTCATCCTCCACGGGGTGAACGAGGCCAAGGCCGACGATGGCCGCATCTCCGTGCCAGAAGCGCTCTCGCTGTTTGCCGCTGCCATCCCCTCGGTGGCGCGTGCCGTCAGCGGGGCTCGCGGCATCCCCGACGAGTTGACCGGCATGACGCAGGACGACATGGACTCGATGTACTTTGGGTTCCTCAAAACCCTCCAGTGGGACCCGACGGACGACACCCGCGACCGCTTCGCCGTCTGCTACGAGGTGGCGTCTGCACTTATAATTGGGGGACTAAAATGGAGAAATACCGTCAAGCCTCCTGTCGCCGAGGTCATCCCGTAACCCCTACGTGATTCCAGTATGAGATTTTTACCCTTGCTGACCGCAGTTTTATTTGTGCTGCCTTCTTGCGCTTCTCGTGAAAAAGGGGTAATGCTCAATGGGCAGGAGACTCTCCTGCTGCCTTTTCCTGATGATCTACAGCAGGCCGAGGACGCATCCCTGATCCGCCGCAGCCCAACCTTCGCCCCCCTCTGGAAACCATGAAAGACTTCCTAGCCAAACTCTTCAAACGGGAGTCACCTGTTTCTGCTTACCTGCGCGACCAGTTCTTCAAGCTGTCCATGGCAGACGGCAAACCGGGCCTCGGCCTCGGTGACTTGGAAGCCATCCTCGGTCGCGTCAAGAACGCCTCCGTCACCTTGCACACCAACCGGGAGAAGGCCGAGGCTGTCGCCTTGTGGGTCAACGCCAAGTTTGGCAACCAAGTGGCTCCGTGGGTCATCGTCCAACTCGTCCAGATCGGCTACCTCTTCGCCAAGGAAAAAGGCATCGTAAAATGAGCACGTTTGAATTGCGCAAAAAGTTTCTCGCTATTGCCCGCACCAACGTGGGCAAGGTAGAGACTAGCAAAAATCAAGCAAGCTGGATTAAGCCGTTGTGGACAGCCACCAATTACCCAGCAGGGTATGCGGAGCGCCAACCGTATTGTGCCGCCGGGATGGCGTGGGCGTTGCGCGAGTGGCTGAAAGACCCGGAAGTCTTGAAGGCTTTGAACCTCACCGCCGCGCAGGCGGAGAAGTGGCGGTGCAAGTCGGCCAGTTGCTTCCACGCCGACAACTCGTGGGAGACATGGGCACGTCAGAACAGCCTGCTCCTGCCGAAGACCACGGCTGACCTCCACGCCGGGGACTTGATCATCTACTCCTTCAGCCACATCGAGACCTACGTGGATGACCTTCCAGATGGGAAGTTCACGGCGATTGCTTACAATTCCAGTCCGGGGGGTTCCCGCGACGGCGATGGCTGCTTTGAGAAGCCCCGCACTCGCGCCAAGATTCGCTCCATCATCCGTATGCTGCCATGACCGCGTACAAACTTTTACAGAAATACCTCTGCCTCCGCAAACGGCTCCGCCGCTTGAAGGAGCGGGTTGCTGCCCTCGAAACGACATGAGCCTCCTTACCGACCTGCTGTTGAATCTGCGCTGCCTCTGCCGGGGGACCGCCAGTTTGGAGGTGCGTGTCGCCGCCCTTGAAGCGTCGAGCCAACTGCTTTACAATGGCGTCGGTATAACCTACAACGGCACCCCAATCCAGTATAACTAATTTTATGCCAATCGACCTTGGAAACATCCCAACCGGAACGCCACCAACAACTGGCGAGAAGCTGCAAATCCGCACCGCCATCGGCCTAGGCCAAACGGACGCGCCGACGTTTGCAGGAGTCACACTCGGCACGGCTGGACTCCTGATGGGTGGAATTACCCATGTCAATATTTCAGGAACCGGCGGTATCAACCTGACCGCATCCGGCACTAATCAAAACATTGTCTTAACGTCAAGCGGGACTGGTTACGTCAGTATACCGGGATCAAGCAACGGACTATTAGTTGCTGGAAATGTCACAACTGGGGTAAATCGTGGATTCCGCGCAGGAAACGTCGCACTGATGCGTGGAGATTCAGGGTCGCTTGAACTAGCAATGAATGCGCGAATATCATGGAGTGACAATTCAGGAGACTTCACTACCCATGATACACTCCTCGCCCGAGACGCCGCCGGAATCCTAGCCCAGCGGAACGGCAGTGCAGCGCAGACCCAGCGGACTTATAACAATTATACCAGCGCCACCGTATTTGAGCGGGGCACGTTTGGTTTTCCAATAGGCACCAACAGGCTTCGGATCGGGACGGAGTTTCTTGGAGCAGGCATGGCGGCGCTTCCGATTGATTTTGTGACAGGTGATGTGGTTCGGATGTCGATTGCTGCGGCTGGGAATGTTGGGATTGGGACGGCAGTTCCTACGTCACGCCTTCATGTGCAGGCGACAGGAGTCGCGTTCACTAGAGAAAGTATTTTAAAATGCACGTTGAGCGACTCCGGGAATGATGTATTTGAAATCTTTAACGGCACTAGTATAGATGGACGATTTGTGCCTTCTTTTAGTGGCGCAAATTTTTCTAATTCAGCAAGTAATTGTTTGTCTTTTTTAGGCCAAACGGTTTCAGGCAACGATATCGGAACTTCCGCCTTAGTTACGTTTATAGCCAGGATAACAGCCAGTCAAACTGATCCGAACAACTCTACTTTTACGGACGTTGCTAATAGGCCGTTGTTTTATTGGGCGAATTGGGCGACTCCAGTAATGCAGATACTGGCCAACGGCAATCTCGGCATTGGGACGACCTCGCCCACATCCAAGCTGCAAGTATCCGCTGGGGATATTGAGGTCGATACCATCACAAAAGGCCTAATTCTCAAATCCCCAGACGGCACACGCTACCGGGTCACCGTGCCGAACGGCGGGACAGTGCTTACCATCACCGCTGTCTAATCAATCCCACACATGACAATCCCACAAATGACCCCAACCTACAAACAAAACCTAGTCACTACCCGCAACGCCAACCTCGCCGCCTAACCTCGACCGACCATGAGCCTCCTTACCGACATCCTTGACCAGATGTGCTGCCTCGACAGCAAGCTGGACGCGCTGGAGGCGCGGCTTGACATCCTCGAGAATGCCTCCACCTACATCCAATCCGACAGCGGCAACTACTTCCAGCCCGACGGTTCATCCCTTTACCTGATCCCATAATTTTATGCCTGACGTAACAGTATCTGGAAATGTAGACACAATGATGCGTGCAGCCAACAACGCTGCGATCAGATCCGCCATCGGCCTAGGCCAAACGGACGTCCCAACTTTTGCTGGGTTAAATTCCACCGGAATTATCGGCAACGGAGTATTTGGCATTTTACCAAGCAGTTCGGGCATATCATATTATGATAGCCAATCCACTTTTCGGATACGAAACGCCGCTGGAGGTTATACTCAGATGTTTAACCTGCTTCCATCTGGAGAAATTACGCTTGGACCAACTGCGGCAAGTGTCACTTTAGCCCCAGACGCCGCCGGAATCCTAGCCCAGCGGAACGTCGGCAGCACTCAGCAATTCAGGCTGTATAATACGACGGACGCCGGTAACGTCAATTACGAGCGCCTGGAACTGAAGCTTGCTAGTGGAGCGTTTCGGATTGAGACCGCACGCGGCGGCACCGGGTTCAGGCGTTCGCTTATTTTGAGCGTTGAGGGTAGCCCTTATTTCGCCCTATCAGGGAGTGCAGATGCTTCGCTTGCGTGGTGGAGCATTATCGCATCAACCGGATCTCTGGTTTGCAACCTAGACAACACTTACGACATCGGCGCGAGTGGGGCGAATAGGCCGAAGAATATTTATGTGGGAACTAGTATATTTACCGGAGTTGGCGGCATCAATTTCGATGTCAATGCCCGCATCAGAAGTCCTGCTGACAGCATTGTTACATTATACAATAGTGCCCTTACCGATTTCGGCAGACTCCAACTAGGCGGCACCACCTCCGCATTCCCCGCGATTAAGCGCAACGGGACCGGGATTGATATCGTGCTGGCGAATGATTCGGGGTTTGCTCCGATCAAGGGCAAGCTGACCACAGACACCGCCTACGCAGCCGGAGTGCCATCCGCAACTGGCTATATCACCATCTACGACGCGACCGGGACGGCATACCGAGTGCCATGCACGGTCTAATAACAATCTCATGAACCCAACCTACAAACAAAACCTAGTCACCAGTCGCAACGCCAACCTCGCCGAGCAGCATGATCTGCGGGAGCGGCTGAAACAACTGGAGAGCGAGGAAACGCAGCTTAAAGGCGCAATCGCCATCCTGACTCAGATTGAATCTGCCGAGGCTGACAAGGCCAAGGCTGAACAACCCACTACCTAATAACATATGGCCACTATTACCATCCCACTCGATACTCCGGCGGAACGTCCTGAGGTTCCCGCGAAAGTTTACAACGAAATCTACATCATGGACCTTGCCATCAGTGCGCGGTCTATGGGGGAACAGGACAGCATTTATGTTGAATACGTCCCATTTGACCAGGCTACCGGAGATCGACTGTTGTCTGATCGGCGGGAAGTTCGGCTTCCGTTTTGGGAAGCTGTGAATGCGATCCCTTCCGCTGCCGAGGCTTTTGCTGCGGTGGCGCTCTGCCTGCCGGACCTCATCGCCTATCAGGCCGAAAAGAACAAGCCGGTGGAGCCTGAGCCGGTGGAGCCTGAGCCGGTGGAGCCTGAGCCGGTGGTTCCTGCTGAGTAAACTAACGAGTGCCGCTGGAAACCCCAGCGGCACTTTTTCTTGATACGCCGCAGGAGCAGGAAACAAAAACCTGAATATTCCCTTTTTATTTTCCTGAAACGACGTACATTCCGTCAGATCATACAACCCTCCACACCTTACTACCATGCCCCGCACTCTTTTGCCCCTCGACGCTGATCCCAGCCAAGCCTACCTGAAAATCCACTCCGACGAGTTCGTCAACGAGACGTTTATCGTCCCGCTGTCCAGCGTGTCCATGGACATCGACAGTGGCGACCTCGCCTCCACGGACGACACCTACCAAGGTGCCGTGATCACTGGCTTCTCCGCCGGTGCCACCATCGCCCAATGGGAGTCTGTCTATCTCAGTGCTGCCGGGACTTGGCTCCTCGCTGACGCCGATGGCTCCGGCACCTTCCCTTCACGCGGCATCGCCGTCGCTGCTGGCAGTGTTGCCTTGGGTGAACTGGTCGTTCTCCGCGAAGGCAAAGCCCGCAACGACGCATGGACTTGGACCCCCGGTGGTAGCCTGTTCCTCTCCGCCACTCCGGGGGCCTTGACCCAGACCGCCCCTACGGGTACCGGTGTCTGTCGTCAGGCTGTTGGGTTTGCCCTCAACGCCGACACCGTGTTCCTGAACTTCACCCCCGCCTTCCAAATCCTGTGAGAGCCTCCCTCCCTACCGTAAAAGAGATCAGTTGCTGCCTGAACTCCGCAGAGGCGTCCATCGCCAATCTGGAGAACTTCCTGCTTGGCGAGACGACTCTGGTCACGGGGACCAAGGCCGTTGCCGATACCAAGGTCACTGCGACATCAAAAGTGATCTTCAACCGGCGTGCCGTTGGCGGCACCGTCGGTCACCTGAGCTACGCAGTGTCCGCCGGAGTGGGAGTGACCTTCACCTCCAGCAGCGCCACTGACACCTCGTCCCTGACCTACATCATCTACTACTGATCATTATGCCTGGAGATTGTGCGACCGGAAACATTCCTGCGAGACTCTGCACCGTCGAAGACGCGGTGCAGGGGATCGTGCTTGGTGCCGGTCACCCGGCCATGGCAGTGACTAACGTAGGCACCACGTTCGCGTGGAACGCCACGACCCAGAACTTGAACATCCCGGTAATCCCGGCGACACCGGCGGCACCTCCGGCGGACGTCAAGGTCATGGCGGACACCACTGCCCGTAATGCCACTGCTCCGAACTACCTCGGGCAAGTCGGCATCCAAGTCACGGATGCCACCAACGGCAACTACAGCATCTGGATCGCCACCAGCACGACGCTCGGAGCGTGGACCCTCAAGGTCGGCTCCCTCGGCATTCAGAACGTGGCGGCAGTCTCCATCACCGGCGGCACCATCACTGGCATCACCGACATCGCCGTAGCGGATGGAGGCACCGGAGCCTCCACCGCTGCCGGGGCGCGGGTCAACCTGCGCAACGGCTCGCTGCAACCGGTGTCGAACAACATCGACTGGGCGCTGTCCGACAACTTCTACGTGTCGCTCGGCGCGTCCGTCGTGATCACTTTCAGCAACGCCCAGGACGGGCAGTCGATCATGTTCGCAGTCACCACCCCCGGTGCCTACTCGGTCACATGGCCCGGAGTGGTGGAGTGGCCCAACAGCGTGATCCCGACCGCCAGCGGCGCGGGGTTCACCGACCTCTACGCCTTCACCCGGATCAACGGGGTCATCTACGGCAACGTGATCAAGAGCTACACTATCTAATCTCATGTGGTCATTCCCGATGCCGTTCGTTACGGCAAGACCCACTGATCTTGGCCTTCAGGTCGAGTTGAGCGCGTCTACCCTGACCGTCACCGGCGGCTCCGGAGAGGAGACGTGGCAGGACTTGCGACTTACGGACGGGCAGGACAACTACTTGTACCTGAACTACGACGAGTACACCCCGACTCCTCACGCCAAGCCACTGCTGTTTAACGTCGGATCGGAAAACGCCTACCTTGGCGGGGTAGTGGGTGGTTTTGATGGACTTTTCACTGTGGGTGCTTACACCCCGCTGACCGCAGTCAACGACATGAGGGTATCGGTGACGGTGAACATGACATCGGCGATCAACAACGTCGGCTACATCCGCCTGTGCATGGTGGAGTTCGACAACGGCGACACCTTGGAATCGCGGGTCCGCACTCAGAGTGGCGGCGTCCTACAACTCTTTGCCGTCTATATCAGGGCATCCCTTCCGGGCACGCCTCTTATCACCCCCTACCGAACAATTCCGCAAGGGGTTTCCACCACTTTGGGGTTCCGCACTGAATTGAATCCCAGCAGCTTTGACGTCTTAACCGAGATTAACGGGGCCGACATTGACGTCCTTAATGTGCCTATAGCCATGAGGAAGATTACCTCCGTCACCCCGTTCGTAGGGTTCGCCGAAAGCAACACGCACAATGTCAATCTGAAGCTCTACAAGTTCGAGTTTACATCCCCTTGGTAACCATGACCTGTCCCCCATCAGCCTCCCGTGCTGCCACCACGCTTGCCGCCATGCGCGAAAAGGTCGAGTGCCTTGAGCGCTACATGGCAGGCTACGAGATGATCACCGGCATTGCCCCATCCGCGTGGCCGGTGGTGGAGTTGCTCACGCGGGTGCTCAACACGGGCACCGGGGTCTACACATTGACCTTCCCCTCGGAGCCAAACGACCGGTTCCAAATCCGCGCCAGCCACACCGGCGACAACTGGTACATCCTCGACAACGTGGTCACGGCGGCGGCTTCACCCAACGTGATCACCACATGGGAGAGCCCGGTGTACAACACCGCCGACCTTCCGATGTACTTCATGATCGTTCGGCGGCACCACTTGGTCACTTCGTGCAACGGATCTCCCGTGAGTTGGCCGGTCGCTGACCCCTGCGGTCCGACTTCTGAACCGCTGGGCGGACTGATTTAGCAGGTTGCCAGCGGGGAAATTTGCCGCTACTCTTCCCGCGTCATGACCTGCCCTCCTCCGTCATCCTACCCAGATTTAGCCCACCGTATCGCCGCGCTGGAGCGACAACTGGCGGGCTTCCGGGAGATCACCGGCACCGACCCCTCCACCGGGCCGTTCATCGTGACCGTCCTGAGCGTGGACCACGCCTTGGACACCCTGCGTTACACCATCGTGTTCAGCAGCACGCCGGGTGACCTCTACCAAGTGCAGACCAGCACCAACGCCACCACTTGGGTCTCGTTGGGCAACGTGGCAGCGGCTGCATCTCCTGCCATCTCCACCACTTGGGTGAGCGAGCCCTACCCATTTGATGTGGTTGACTATTTCCGTATCCGTCGATACCCCAAAACACTCGTTCCCTGCACCCCATGACCGAAGCCGCCGCCCTCATTCAACGCCTTGCCAAGCTGGAGAAACAACTCAACAGCTTCAAGGAGATCACCGGGGTTGACCCCTCGTCCGGTCCGTACATCGTCACCACGTTGTCGATCAACCGGGACACCGTCACCGGCGGCTACTTCATCAGCTTCCTGAGCCAGCCGGGAGAGACCTTCCAGATCCAGTCGAGCGTGGACGCCGTGGTCTGGCAGGTGGCGGACAACATCGTCAACGCCGCTGCTGCACCCGCGATGTCCAGCACTTGGCTGTCCGTTCCCTACGCTCCGGAGGCCATCATCTACTTCCGTGTCCGCCGCTACCCACGGACCCTGCCGCTGCCGAACCTGAACACTCCGGTCAACATGTCGCCGCCGCTGGCCGACACCCCGACGTTGCAGCAGTTGCTGGCCATGGTGGCGTCCGTGCAAGACCAGATCAACGCGCTGGAGTACGATGCGGACGTGTCCACGAGGTTGCGTGACATCCACACACCCACACAACTTGCCAGTGCTCTGATAGAACCGGGCGAGTTGATCCTGCGGCTGAAGGCCCCCATCACCCTGCCGTCCGGCAATACCAACATCCCTGCCGAGAAGACCATTGAGTTCGGGCTGCACTGGTTCATCGACGGTGGCGGTTCTACCGTGTCCTTCTTTGGCAAGTGTGTAGCCGAACGCCGCACCATCTTCGTCGGGTTTGTTGCGAAAGACATCAGGGGTACGTTCGGTGGGGCCGACGTGTACCCGGAATGGTGGGGATTGGTTCCCGGCTACCACGACATCGCCATCAACTGCGCGGTGAAGGCGTCCACGCTGGACACCAATAATTTTGGCATCAAAGTCTCGCTATCTAATTTTAGGTACGACGTCTCCGCGCCAATCGATTTGTCCTCAATGGCGGTAACTCTAGAGGGCCAAGGAGAGGGACTGACCTTCCTTAGAAGCACCGCAAATTGGAACGCGACTTGGCTGAAGACGGATGTATGGGGGACTGATACAGGGCCAGCCAACCATGCGGCAATGGTATGGATCGGAGGAGACTTGACCGGGACGTTCCCTTATGATGCCAGGACCTACCGTTGCCAAGTAATCGGTCTGACGATTGAATGTGATGCTGCGTCTTTCGCGCACAGAGCAAACGGCGAAGGCGGCGGACCGAGGCGGGTTTCCGGCATCTCGGCAAAACGGTGGGTAGAGGAAGGTAATGCCATCAGAAATGTTACCGTTCAAACCGCTTCGGGTTTTGGGATTGGGTTCTCGCAGCACAAAGCAATGTCGTCGATTGGCTCAGTTGGCGGATGGCAAGCAGCCGTAATTAACGGATTGAGTATTCGGGACTTCTGGATTGTTGGGCCGACTTTCCGGGACGCATACCCGATGTACTTCTCCCAGTGGACGAACAACTGTAGCGTGGATACCGGCACGATTGGCCCGAGTTTGGCCAAGTCCATTAGCGCCGACCACGCGAAAAATACATCGCCTTCAGGAACCCCTCCTGGGTTTGATACAACGCCAGAAGGAACAACTACTTACACTGGTGCTAACGCGCCTGCGTGGATTGTTGACTACCCATTAATTGGTTTTAAAGCGCAGGGAAATATGTCGATTTCCAATGTACACTTTGAAGGGGTGGTTATTGGGGTGCATTGCGAGTATAACTCCAGTGGTGGGAACAGCATCACCTTGACAAATTTAAATTTCTTGTCTTTTCACGACCCCATCCGTGGTTCGGTATACATCAACGATGGGCGCTCTGGAATTGACTTTGCCACCGACGGGGACGCAGCGGCAGCGAGTGCGTATAACGTAAATAATTCTAATACCACGCTGCGTTATTTTGGCTACGGATGCGGAGTCTTAATTAGTAAAGGTCCGTTCATGACTGGTACGTCACAAGTGGAATACAATTATTTTGACAGGGTTGTAATAAACGGGATTCACGGGGCTGGCGGAGTAACATACCTGCTGCGTGACGCGCTTTACGGTAAAAACATTACGGCATACGGCATGGGTCCAGTCCCTACTGCTTCTGGTGGCGGCATTTCCTTCTACAGCCGAGGTAACGGATACGCAAATGCGGCCACTCGTCCGTATGCGCCGATTACCGCCGGTGGTGCCAGTGGGGCGTATGATCCTCTTAATCCAACTAGCGCATCAAGTGTTTCACGCACTTTCTTCACCGGGCCGATTTACTAACATATGCTGACCGTCACCGAACTGCGCGACAAGTGGCAGGATGACTGCCGCCTCATGGTCCCGGAGTTTGAGCTTCTGGACGACGACCGGATGCACGACGAGATCGACCGGGTGCGCGAGTTCTGCGGCCTGAAGGGGTGCTCCGATCTGGAGGTGGTGGTCTACGTCCTGCGCAACCTCGACGAGGAGCGCGGCACCGTCCCTGCCCCGTGGTGGTGGATCACCGCCTCGCTCCTGATCCTTGAGGACATGGGGGCGCACCCGTGGTTTGAGGTGACGTGGTGGTTGTACCACCAGTCGCGGGGCCAGCGGGCGCTCAACACCTTGTGGGGCTCGGCATCCTGCGGCAAGACAGAGGTCTTCGCCGCCATGGCGCTGACCAACCTCGTGGTCTGGCACGGTGACGCGCACGTTTACGTCAGTTCCCCGTACAAAAACTCCGGGTCTGACAAGATTTGGCGGGCGTTGGCGGAACGCCGCGTGGGCATCTGGTCTGAAAAGCCGCCACACTGGGCCAAACGTCTCGGCCTGAAGTTCGCCTATAACAAAGCGTCTTTGGAAATTACCGTAACCGACAAGACCGGGGCGACCTCCACGGCCTCGTTCATCTCGCTGGAGACCGCCGCCCCCATCCAAGGGAGGAAGCGGCAGCAGGTCGCGGGGCAGACCGGCTTCGACCCCATGCGGGGCATCATGCTGTTGATCGGCGATGAGTTGATTTTGAACCCCGCCGCATGTGAGAAGTTCATGGCGGGCGAGGGCAACCTGATCGCTAACAACAACGTCATGAGTTGGACGGGCTGTAACCCGATGCCGCATCAGGTCAAGCACGCCAACGCCATTGAGTTCTCGGCTCCCGTTGAGGTCAGCATCGACAGTCTGATGGAGCACAAGGACTTTGCGTGGAAGACCAATCGCGGCACCCTCTTGCGGTTCTGCATGGCCAATTCTCCCAACCGTTTTGCCCGCAAGCCGGTGTTCGACTACCTGATCAACGAGGAGCAAGCCGAGGCGGCTACCAAGCGGGGTGAGACCAACTACGCGGCCCAAGTGGCCGGATGGGGCTGGGGGCAGGGCATGGGCAACGGTGGGGTGCTGACGCTGGACGCCGTCAACACTCCCGCATGGCAACCGCCGCCAGTGTGGGCTACCCCGCCGCACCGCTGGGCGTTCTTCGACTTGGCATTCGGCGGGTCTGATCCTGCCGGTTACATCTGCTTGGAAGCCGGGTCTGCTCTTGTCGAGGGCAAGCAGGTCCAAATTGTCAGTGGTGTCGAGCAGGAGAAGCTGCACGTCGAGCGAATGTGGAAGCCGACGCGGGAGGAGGTCGCTGAGTTTGCTGACCTTGCCAAGCAACGCGGGGGAGTAGCCCCGGATCTCGCCCCCGGCGTGGAGGTAGGTGCCAACGCGCACATGGTGATGCAGGTCCTCCGGGTAGCCAAGCGGCTGGGCATCCCCCGAGGTCGCGTCAGCTTCGACAGTTCCATGCGCCCGGACGTGACGCTGATGATGATCCAAGCGCTCGGCACCGTCCCCTACTTCTACAGCGGCAGTCGACCATTGAAAGAAGAGGAGAACCAGTGGCCTTTGTATCCCCCGGTGACCAAGCCGGACGGGACCGCAACCGTCTGGTCTGATTGTCACACACAAGTCATCTCCGCCGCGTGGAGGTTCGCCGAGCACGTCATCGTGCGCGGGAACGTCCACGGGTTGAACCGGCTGAAGAAGGGGACGCAGGAGTTGCTGGCGCGGATGTGGGTTCAAAGGGCGGCAACGAAGACTGACGTGGAGGGCAAGAAGGGTCTCAAGACTTCGCCAATGTGGGGGGAAACGCTGTCGCTCGGCATCATGTACGGCGTCAGGTTCTGCGGTGCGCTCCCCCATCTTGCCAACGAGAAACCGCTGGTCGACGGCATGGGGACCTTGACTGATCATCCAGCATTTGCCATCAAGTCGCGCAAGATTGCGCGGATGTGGGCGTAGCTGCCGGGTCTGGGTTTATTTAATTTTTGGGTAAAGCAATTCCAGTTCGTCCCGGCGCTTCACCGCGTCGATAAGGAGAGCGAAGTGCCCGCCGTAAAACACCTCGCCCCGGCGGCGGGTCAGCTTGACAGTGTAACCGCTCGCGTCCCGGTAGATGCCGGTCAACTTGGTGTATTTGGGGATCGTCTCCAGTTGCTCCCGGTGCGCTTTGTTGGTCTCCCGGACGCCGGGTCTGACCTTGTTGACGGGAGGGTAGAGGGTCTTCAGGTCGCGCAGGTCCTCGATTGCGTCCTTGGCGTTGGCGCGGGCGGGACGGGTATGCCAGACGCCGCCGCGATTGATGCGGGCGCGGTAGCGGTTGTTGAGGTAGGTGACGCCTTTGGGGAGTTCGATGGTGTTCATGGTTGCGTGGTCTGGTTAAGTTTAGTTGCCGCTGCACGCGGTGATTGCTGCGACTAGCGCCTTCCTTCCTTCTTTGCTGTCCAGTGCCTCCCAGTCAGGTTGACCGGAAGCAATGTCTGCGGAGTAATCGGCGGCGGCTTCGACGCCTCCAAGTCGCTGCACGTCATCACAGATGGCGGCGGTGTCGGTGTCAACAAATGAATGGGCAAGGTCGATGAGGCTTTTCATGATTTTAGTTAAGGGCTGGGTCTGGTTGGGTTTGGTTGTCGTTGCCGCTGCACGCGGCGAGGGCTTTGGAGAGAAGGAGCACCCACTTTTCGAGGGCGAGGTTGTCCGGGTCCGCCATGGCCAGCGTGCGGGCGTAGCGGTAGGAGGTGGAGAGGGCGGTAATGACGGCGGTCATGGGCGTGTAGATAAAAAGTTGCGAAACTCGGTGTCCTCGCGCTCAAGGATTTCATCGTCCACGCGCTCTTCAAGGAACTGCCAAGCGCCCGCCAGTTCTTCGTCTGAAAACGGGAACAGGCAAGGGTCAGCGGTGAACTTGGCGTCAGAACCTTCGACGACGGTGCCATGTTGCACTCCAACGAAATGCCGGGACGCGTACGCGGCGGTGTCTTGCACCGGTGTCAGGTCGCTTGACATAATGCTGTCTCCGTTTGCCAGCAGGAACGCAGTGGACACTCCGCAAGTGGTGCGGTCGTATGCCTCTTGAGCGTACTCGGAGGGCGTTTTTGCGCCGTGTTCTGCAAATAGCTGAGACGGGAACTCGTAAGTCAAATCAGGATTGAATTTCATAGTAGTCGGGTCTGGTTGGTTAGTGGCGGATTGCACCATGCGCCCCTCCGCTGTCACCGGAGGGGCGAGAGGCGGAATCATGCGAAAGTGTAGGGACCGTCTTTGACTACGCCGAGGAGGGAGCGCAAGCGCTCGCCGTAGTAGGTGCCGTCCCGCAGGGCGGCGGAGGCAACTTCTGCCCATGGAGCGCGGCGGGCCTGCCGTCCGATATGCCCGGAGATCCACGAGCGGCAACCGGGGGCGCACCATCCGGTGTAGCGCTGCACGTCCTTGACGTCCACCATGGGTGACCATAGCGGGGCACCGGACGTCTTCGCAACCCGTTGCGCGGCGAGCGCCTCCATCTTGCGTGAGAGTCCGGTCTGAGCCTTGGCCACTGTAGTGGCATGATGGGTGATTACCGCACCGTTCACGTCCTTGGTCCACGCCATTGCGCCGGTGACGCTTTTGATCTGTTTGCCGCTCGACTCCACCCAGACGCACTCGCAGGTGCGCCCCGGCAGGACCTTGGCACTGATCAGCGGAAGTCCGTCCGCTACGCTCGCCCCGATCACGTCTGGAGGCAGTTGCATCAGCCCCATCACGCCGTCAATGGTCAGGGATACCCGGTGACAGGCGTTGGTCTTGCGGCAGGTGCAGCGGCTGGAATATTTGTCGCCGGAATCGGTAGTGGTGCAAGCGGAAGGCGTTGTGCTCCAGTCCCGCGTTATTCCCGTGGTGCCGGAGTATTCTGCCCCCATGGCAACAGCGGCCCGCATGGCAGCAGTGGCGGCCTTTTGAATGGCAGCAGCATGGTCTGATGATGCGGCGGGATACTCCAGACGGATGCCGAGGGAGGTCCCGCGAGCAATCAGGTCGTCATGCGCCTTGAGAATCACGTCCTTGGCAGTTGCCTTTTTCAGCGTGCGGCGGGCGCGAGCGGCCCACAGTTTCCGGTAGGAGGCATCTGCCGCCAAGCGGCGCATCTCCCGGACGTCCGGAGTGATCGTGCGCCTGCCGTCCTGCCGGGCGTACCGGACCTTACGGATGCGGTGCGCGGCATAGTAATCGCGAGCGGCGCGGGCCTTGCCCTTGGGCGTGGACGCCTTGCTGCCAGCGGCAGTGGCGAGGTAGTCAACGCGGGCGAGAAGGAGTGGATTGATTTTCATGGTAGTTGGGTCTGGTTTTAAGTTATTCAAGAGAATGGATGTGGGTGATGGCGGCGGAGATCTCCTCGGTCAGTGCCGAGTCGTCGATGGCGGCGAGCAGGTCCTCCAGTGCCGAGACCGTCATGCACGCCTCATAGCCGGAGATCTCCGAGTTGCTCTGCCAAGGGTCGTCTCCGGCCCGTTCCCAAGTGCCGCCGAGGTAGTCGCTGCCGGTGATCATCACGCCATCGACGACGGCAGTGGCTTTGACCTGAGACTGCCAGCACTGCCAGTCCGCTGGGTCCTCGTCGTCCATGCCGTCACAGTCCTTGCGAATGTCAGGATGGATATCGGTATCGTGTGCCCATGCGGTCTCAATGCTGATGGAGGGGCAGATGGACGCGAGGTCTTTTTGTAGTTTGGATTTCATGGTAGTTGGGTCTGAATATAGTGCAGGTGATGAGCAGTGTCAAATGATTTTTTTTACTACCTGTAGAAAGTCGCGCAGTGCGGCTTAAAAGTTGGAAACGATGACGCCGCCGCTGAAGGTGATGAGTGTCCCATGATCTTCGATGTATTCCTTGATCAGCGCCTCCTGTTCGTCCTCGGTCTCATCACCTGTCAGGTCGATGCCCATCCCCTCCCAGATATCGCCGGAGAAATAGTCCTCGGCCCACATTTGAGGGCATCCGTACTCGCTAAACTCGCAACGGATGGCGACCGCATCGAATTCCTGTTCCTCGCCCAGAGACTCCTCCAGTTCGAGCAGGTAATCCGCGAGCGCGAGCGCAGCGTAGTGCGAAAAACTGGTGCCATAGTCGCTTTCGAGGGCGTTGGCAATGTCTGAGCGAGTGAGTGTCATTTTCATGGTATTTTTTTTAGTTAGTAGATGGGTCTGAGTTTATTCGTTAGTGATTTCCAGTGTGATTTCCAGCCTCTCCAGCAGGTCCCGAGTCAGCAACTCCAGAGCGTCACCGTTCAAATCCTTGGAATAGATGCCATGCCGCTGGGTGTCGGTCGCGTTGGGACCGTTGGGACGCCATCCGTATGCTTCCTGAAAAAGTTCATTCTCCGTCCACGCGTCCTCGTCGTCAGTGGGCGTTTCGACAGTCTCCCAGCGGATGAATTCCACGCCCGGTCTGAGTGTGCCGCCCTCATAATCCTGCTCGGTCGCCTGCCAGATGCTGCCCATGCGGTCCCCTACCATTTTGACGTCCTGATGCCGGAAGCTGTACTCTGCGCGGAGGTCCTCCACGCTGAGGTCACACTCGGGCATGAATTCGTCCTCGCAAATGGCGTAGGCATCCTCCCATGTTTGCGCCCGGACAATGCCGGTGATGCCCATGGAGTCGCGGTGGATCCACAAAGGGCCGAATCCGTCGTCGAACGTAGGGACGGGATGCCCGAAACGGGAGGAGGCAGATACGAGAGTTTGAAAGTCGGTGATGATTGGATTTGTCATGGTATTTTTTAGTTGGGAGTCAGGTCTGGTGATGCCGGGGGATCGAACCCCGGCAGGAGGTTTATTTGACGGAGATGACGACTCCGTCCTTGAGGAAAGCCTCGGCGTACCATTTGTGGGGCTGAGGATAGTGCGGTCCCTCCAGGGTGATCCTGCCATTTTCCGGGCAGGGCCAAGGGCCGGGAGAGAAGCAGCGGACCTGTTTGCCCTCGGAAATCGCTTCTTTGAGTGCCTTTTTAGACTTGTAATTAGTTTCAGTATACATGGTTTTATTTTTTAGTTAAGCGTCTGGTCTGGTAATATAGATCAGCGGTGGAGCGCTGTCAAATGATTTTTTTTACTATTTGCTCCTCCGGTTTTCCTCGAAGCGGAGATAGCTGGGCAACTCCACGCCGTAGGTGTCGCTCCCGTGAAGGATGCCGCCGTACGAATCGCCGTACACGGTGCAGCCAGCATAGAGGGAGAGCATCACCTCCAGACGGTCCGATTTTTTCCGGCGGCGGGCGTGCACCTGCCGGGTTTTGCGCTCCCAGAGCCAAGCGGCTTCGCAGGTGTCGAAGCGGCGCATGATGCGGTCACCATTATAAAACTTGATCATTACGAAAACTTCAGGGAGTGTGGTCATATTATTTTTTTAGTTGAGCGTCAGGTCTGAATTTACATCAGCGGTGGAGCGCTGTCAAATGATTTTTTTATTTACCGTCAGGTCTGAGCATAAAACGGGGAAAGGATGTTGTCAAATATTTTTTTGACTATTTGTGCCGGGTCGCCGGGCAGCGGGTCGCCGGGTCGCCGATAGCCGGGCAGCGGGTCGCCGGGTCGCCGGGTCGCCGGGCAGCGGGTCGCCGATAGCCGGGCAGCGGGTCGCCGATAGCCGGGCAGCGGGTCGCCGATAGCCGGGCAGCGGGTCGCCGGGCAGCGGGTCGCCGATAGCCGGGCAGCGGGTCGCCGATAGCCGGGCAGCGGGTCGCCGATAGCCGGGCAGCGGGTCGCCGATAGCCGGGCAGCGGGTCGCCGATAGCCGGGCAGCG